GTTCGAGGATGTCCTACTGCATTATTGTGCCGGAGCAGATTACCTCGGTATCGGTTCTTCCGCCCAACAATCGCTGGTCCACTTTTTCAGATTTTTGTAAGCGTTCTGGCCAAGGTAATTATAGACAAGGTTTTTAAAATTCTCGTTGAGTACGATACGGCGCACGTCGCGTACCGGTTCACGGAATGCCACCAGATGAATAACGTCAGTAATGCTGCCGCTGATAACTTCAAATCTTAGGTCCAGCCTGCGCTCAACCTTACGCTGAGTACGTTCTTTCAGGAAGCCCTTGCCTAAAGACATTGCAATGTTGCTCATTGCCGATTGCTGTGCAGCGTCAGCCTGCTCCTGCGTGCGCAAATCCCGCAGGTCATATTTAATAGGGAAGTAGCCACCATCCAAGGTATAGATTTTCCGGTCCTGTCCGACAACAACAAAGCCTTTCGCTTCCTGCTTCTGCAGCACGGCACCGGTCATGCGTGCTTCAATTTCACATATCTGCCCCCAATGGATATCGTAAAGCTTCCAGATGCTATTGACGAGATTCCAATCGCGCTCATCCAGATACTGCAGCACATTTTTAACCTGCGCTACGTTGACGTGATAGCCGTCCAGAACGCGCTGCTGGTTCGTTTCAGTGCCCCAGTTAAGCGCAATCATAATCGCCTGCTCCTTGGTAATAACCGATGAGCCGAATTTATAGCGGCGTTTGTTACGCATCTCTGCCAGTTCCTCGGGAGAATAAGCATCAAACAGTCCTTTCAATTTGTTCTGCATATTCACGGCCATCTTCAGCTCTTTATCTGCAGCTTCCTTCAGAGGGTCATAGATATACCGCAGCGCCACATCGCCCATCTTCTTCAGCTCTACCTCCGGCTTGATCAGTAGCCTGTCCGCCTGGTCTATAAAGTTTGCAGCATCATCCTGCCATCTGTTTTTATTGGCACCGGTCGGGTCAGTGTTAGCGCGCTCCACCATACGCTGGCGCACTTGCCCTTCAATTTCTGCAACTGCTTCATCAACCGTAAGTACCCTGCCGTCCTTTGTCTTAATGGTAGCCAGCTTCATGTTATCCATACCGCGCTTATAGATGATATGCATAACCTGTGCCACCAAATCAACCTGCATATTGCTCAAATCCTTATGCCCTGCTTTACGTTTATTGCTGTTCATCGCCGCCTGCAGGAACCATTCAGGCAGATTGGTCTGCCCATCCGGCCCGAAGAACGGTGACTCCAGCATCAGGCCGCCTTCTTCTCTTGTAGCATCTGCTTTCATCAGCACTTCCATGATGCCCTCATAATGCGGCGGTACCGGTGCGTCAGCGTCAGAAAAGCCAAAGACATACATAAGATGATTATACGCATAACGTTCATCTGCAGATATGTTCTTCGCCTTGCTGATAGTCTGCTGCTTACGCTTCAGGCCATCTTCAAGCTTCTTGATCTGCTTGGCGTTGCGGACAGCTCTGTCAGCAAACATGTCATAGATCAGCTGAGCCTGTTTGTATTTGACGGCCTTATCCCAGTTGCCTTTTACAAGAGACTGCTCAGAATTGTACTGCGCCTGCGCCGACTTTCTGCGCCACATCTGGTAGTTGTTGGCGTCCTCAATAGGCATAACCTCCAGCTTCATCTCAACGAATTGCACATAGTCCTTGTAATGACGAAGCGCTGCATCACGTAGGCCACGCACGTTAGCAAGTAGCTCGCGCTTATCCTGCTTCAATCCCTTTGTTTCTGCAGTAAGCTCTTCTATCTGCTTGCTCTGCCTGGTCATCTTGTCTACCGTCTTAATGACACCTTTTTCTGCAGCATCATTCTTGCCTTCGGCCTCTATTCTAGTAGTCAGGTTACGCTGCTTTTTGGCAATGCGCTCAAACGCTTCCAGCTCCATCGCCGTGGCCAGCTTACGATATTTGCTCTCCTGCACCACTTCTTCCGCACGTTCACGGAAATACTGAGCATCTATGCCGCTGTTATCTATCCCTTCCTTAAACTCTTTCATATGAGCTTTTACTGCAGCATCCAAGCTCCCGCCATACTCTTTAAGCTGCTTGACATATTCTTCCACGTTCATGCCCAGTGTTTCGCAGATAACGGATGTGCTCATGTTAGGGTTATTCTTGATATGCTCCTGGATAATAAATACCGGTTCTGCGGCCAGCTTCTCACGGTATTCTGCTTCCTCACGCTCAAACAATTCCTTTTCCTGCTGCTGATAATCTTCCTTAACGTCCTTCAGCGCTATTTTGAGCACCTTTTCTTCCGCATCAGCCTTAGCGCGTTCCACCATACGGCGGTATACGTCCTTCGTGCTTCCCTCCAGATAGTCCAACCCACCACTTGCGGAAAAATCATCCACGCCTTTTTTCCTCATGGCAATGTCGATTTCATCTTCGCTGGCAATCATTCGGTCCATAACTGCTTTAACCTCTTTGGACGGAGCACCGCCAATCTGGCTGAATGCACGGTAAATTTTAGTCAGCCACTGTTTGAAGCGTCGGAAGATACTGCGCGTTGCTTCTGTAGGCGCTTCACCGCTCTTCAGATAGTTTTCAAAGCCGCGGGCAAAGCGTTCCTGCATCCAGAGCCGCTGCATCTGTTCCAAGGTCATTGCCCTGCCTTCAATTTCAACGGAGCCTTGGGCAACTGCTGTTTTCATCTTCTCGTTTAGCTTTTTAAACTCACTCTCCATAGCAGTGCCTTTGTACTCTTTGACAAATTGTGTATCATTCCACGCTGCCCACTGGTTAATCGTGGCCACATCATCCAGCAGCTGCTTAGGAGCATTCGGTAATTCTGCCAGTGCCAGCATATCATGCAGATAGATATGAGCCATCTCATGCATAAAGGTTGACTGGTCTGCAGCCTTGAACAGAGAAATAATCTTCTCGCCGGTAGTTTTAAAGGCAGTCTGGCCTTTGAGCTGCCATAAGCCGCGCTGATCAGAGTCCATGCTGTAGCTTTTGCCGCCAAATACAATGATAGGATTATCTATAGCGTTCAGCACTTCGTTGTCAATTCTTTCCTGGCTTGCACCCATGGTATAAAGCCGTGCTTTCATTGATGCTACTCTGGCTTCCTGCTCTCCATGCAGACGGAAGTATTTTTCATAATCGCCAGAGTTTTCATCTTCAGCTTGCCACTCCAAATCTGTCTGCAGCTCCTTGATTTCCTGCAGTCGCTTTACTTTTTCTTCAGGGATTTGTGCTTCCAGCTCTTTAACCTTATTTTTGATATCAGCAAAAGCCTCATCGGAAATTTCGCCGGTATCATGTTCAAAGTCAGCTATGTCATATTCGAGCATAGCCGTAGCATACTCTTTAGCTTTAGGATGTAGGCGTTCTATTTCTTCATCATACTTCTGCAGCTGGCGCTTCATCTGTTCGTTAACTTTGGCCGGGCTGCCACCGCCAGCAAAGCCTTCTGCATTCTGGATGATATGCTGGATTTCATGGATGAGAGTTTCTTTTATCTTTTCGTTTGGCCGCATGCCTTCCAGAGCCTCTTTCAGATGCCCTGCAAGCAGAGTTTCTTTTTCTTCTAATGAGTAGGTTTTTTCTTCATCATCCGGCAAGATGAACGAGCCATCTTCCGCAAAGAAGTTAACCTCTTCTCTATCGGCAAAAAAGCTGTCCGGCAGATTCTCAGCTATGGTCCTGATTTCTTGCTTGCCTGGGAGTTTTTCTTCCTGCACGATGCCTTGGAAAGCATTTATTGTTTCTTTTACCCCTGCCTCGCTTTTCAGGCTGCTCAGTATCTCATTCTGCAGATTATAGGGAGAATAGCCAACATATTTTTCGTTGAGCACTATCTTGTCTTCCCCATAAGCGTAACCTCTTCCGTTTTTCTCCATGTCTTCGACAGTTACCAGCAGGTTCTTTAGCCACGGATATGCTTGATACAAAGCAGGGTTATCGTATATCTTTCCCAAAGTAGTTTCTTCGTTGTCACGCAGCTCAGCAAGATTGATATCATCCAAATTATCTGGTATCTCAAAACGCCATTTACCATCAGCGCCACGATGCCAGCCGGTCTTTTTGTAGATAGTTTTCATATCCGCATCTTTGGCCAGCATTTCTTTTGCTTCCTTCAGCTTCTCCATGTTGGCCGTCATAGCACGCTCGCCAGCTGCTTGGTTGTAGCGCTCTATAATATCAATGCTCTTATCATCGAAGACGACGAAGCAGCGGCCATCCTTCATACCTTCGTAAGCTATGCCTTTAATTCCGTGCTCATTAAGCAGCTCAGACGCGCCACGCCAATTATAATCCTCTTCCCCTAAAGCCTTCGCCAGAGCATCGTAAATCTTGTTGCCGGAAAACATGCCCCCTAGCGTACCGGAAATATCAGCTTTCGCCTGGTTGATAACCTTCTCTTTTGCAGCAGCATCTTCTGCTTTGGCACGCTCTAATTCTTCTTCTAAAGCAGCAGCCTGGCTTCTGAGCTTCTCTTGTTCCTGATTACGATATTCGCCATCTGACTTTAGCTTTTCAATTTCTTCTTTGCTATATCCGTATCTTTCCAAGCTTCTTGCAAGCGTTCTATATCTAAATGTATTAGAATTGCTCTCTAAAAGCTTACCAATGCCATCTGCTAATTTATTGAAGCCATCAATCTTAAACTGAACCTTGCCAGCATTATCAAAAGCTCTTAATTTAAAGTTCAGCAGATTTTCCCAGAACTTCATTGACTGCTCTTCATTCAAAGATTCTATAGCATTTTTCAAAAGCGCTTGTACATTTTTGTTTTGATTTGTGAAAGTCTTTTGCTCGTCTAGCAATACATCGTTTTCTGGAACTTCCACTTTCAGCAGGCGTGAAGTATTTTCGTACTTCACGTCAGCTTTTTCAATAATGTTTATCGCTTCTTCTAGTTTAGCAATATAGCTTTCTGTATTAGCCGTTCTTTTGGTTCCGGCAATTCTTTCCTTTAAACTTTTTATTGCCCTTTCCTTATTCTTGTTTCCGGTCATTGCATCAAACGTATCCAGAACAAATTCTAACGGATCATTGTCAACGAGCTTCTGTCCTGCTGCTGTTGCCCAATCTCCCTCCTCATCAAATTTGTACGTAACCCCATCTACAATTACTGCGCCAGCGTCAGCCCCCAACACTTCCTTGTATGCCTCTGATATTTTTCTATCCTTAGCAAAGTACAAGCCCCAGCCATGTACCTGGTCACCAACGCCATCGCCAATTTTGCCAATATCAAACCTTTCAAAATCGTAAGGCGTGCCATGCCATGCTTTTTGGTCTAATTTCATAGAGCCTATAGCCATCTGGTCTTCTATTATTAGCTTGCCTGTTTCTTTATCAACATAAGGTTTATGATTAAGGTCTTTGACTTTTGCTAAAATCTCTGCTAAACTATATTCAGAGGGAATTGTTTCTTTTGAGACATCCCCTATCCCGCCATCTTTCAGGGAAGCTTGTCTCTGGGATGGCGGGATTTTTGTTGTGTAAACTTCGTATAAAGTTACTTCGTTTAATTTTTTTAGCACATTAGCAGATGTACCAATAGCAGTAATGACCAACGTTTGAGCCTGTCCATTTAATTTTACTGGTATAACAAATCTATATGACAATGAACCTTTGATATCCTCACGTAACTTATTGTCTACTTCATTAGAATGCTTTGATGGATTTATCTCAACTAAAACTGCATTTTGCAAAATCTCTCTAGGATTACTGATAGTTAAATTTCTTCCCTGCCTTTCCGTTTTGTTTTTTCGCCCTCTTTGCGATTTTGCCAAAACAATGTGACGCTGATCATATTCACTCATCTTGCTAAAATCAAATACACTTGACAAATCTTTTGTAGTGACCGGCTCATTTTCAGTTAATACATGTTTAATGTAATCTATGGCTTTTTGATTAGCCTCCGGAGTTTCTTTGTCGGTGCCTATATTATCTTGCAAAATATCTAAATCTAAAAGTTTATATTTGGTATTTTCATCTATACCTACATTTACTGCCTGATTAAATTTCTGCTCCGCAGCTTCACTTTCACTTCTGATAAGCCCAATACTACGCGCATAATCAAGCGCAGTATATTTAGTATGGCCAACCTGTCTATGCAGCTCAGCCATGCGGTCTGCCATTCGTGCGGCAAGGATAGCACTCATCTGTGCTGCCTGCCGCACTTCTTTGCTTTCAGCGCCTTCCAGCTTGCCACGCAGCTTACGGTATACCTCAAAGCCTTCTTCGCTCAGGCCTTCAGTAATAGAGAGTTCGCCCGGATCTATTTTTTCCAGAGCAGGAGTCAATGCATCCAATCTGCGGATGGCTTCTTCCGTTGCTTCCATTGATGCCTTGTTATTTTCATACCATTGGTTATCTTCCGGAGTGCGGTTTTCCCAGCCAAAGAGTCCATACTCGTTGTGGCCGGTCCAAATCTCACGCGCCAGCTCACGCAGCTCCATCTTAGAGGGCTTATGCTTATTCTCTTTATAGTAGCGTTGATACCAAGGGTCGTTATTGCTTACCTTGATACCACGGCCACGCATCTGATTATCATATTCTGGGATTTCTACTACAGCTACGCCGTTGCCCATACCCTTTTCCAGCTCTTCGATAATCTGGTTAAGCGGCTCGTCAATCTTGGCCTGCAGCGATTTTCTGATTTCCTTTACGCCTTCCTTAGGATTATCCGGGAAGCGGCGCAATACCGCCTCTGCTATCTCTCGGGTTTCCGGAGTATGGAAGTTATTATCAAGGTAGGTATTCAATGCATCTTCACGTTGGCGGTTCTCGTATGCCAATATGCGGTCCATCTCGCGGCGCATTCTGCCGGCATATTCTCTATTGCGTGCCAGGCATTCGCTGATATCGCTGAATGTGATATAGTCTTCCAGATGTGCGCCGATTTCAGTCGGCAGCAGCTTAGATACATAATCAGCTGTACTGATTTTCAAATCTGCCTTAGTGTCGATAATATCTTTCAGATACTGTTCGCCTATACCTGCTGCCTTTGCCGCAGATTTCAAAAGCTCATAGCCGCCCTGCTGATTAAGGACATACTCTGTATCTATGTTAATAGTTTCCAGCTCCGTGCCTTTGAGCTGATTATTCAGCACCTCGTTATATACTTCCGGAGATTTTTTAAACAAAGCGTTATTTTTGATATCCTCGGCAAGACTTCTCAGCATAGATATGCCGTTAGCATCACGCAGACTTGCCTTCTGCTCTTCGCTTTTCAGCTGCAGCGCCGCGGATGCACGACGCATAAAAGATACCGTGCTTGCTCCATGTGCGCCAGCGCCAAAGCCTATAGACGCAGGCAATGCCTGCCAACTTGCCTCCAGACCGCCAACGATAACGTCCTTTGCCGTATATGTAGGGATATCACCGCCTGGATTGTTTGCTGCAGCAATATCAGAAATAATTCTGTTGCTCATCTCCTGCACTCCTTCTTCCGCGCTCTCGGAGATGGCCACTGTTCCGATGTTCTTTGCACTGTCACGCAGATATGCGGCAAGCAGGCTCTGCAGCTCCGTGCTGTCCTTGGCACTGCTGATAATTTCTTTGATGCTCTGCGCACCTGCACCGCCTTTGATGACGCTTAGGATTTTATCTGCGTTGCTGAATTCTATGCCTGTTTCCAACGCTGCCGCTACAGCAGCATAGCTGCGCGCCTGATTATCTGTCAGCAGCTGCCTGCCCTGCTTATCCTTATAGCCTCTGTAATCAAGGTAGTTGTTGCCGGCGATTTCGTCATACATATCCTGCGCCATACCGATACGGCTGCCGACACTATAACCAATCTTGGCACCTGCTGCCGCGCCTGCAGCAGCACCTGCACCCAGCGTTGCACCGCCACCGGCAATGCCGCCGAGAAGCGCGCCGAAGCCAGCGCCATATACGCCCATCTTCTGGCCATTAAGAGCATTACGCAGCATCATCTTGCCGCTCTGCACTGTGCCGCCGACAATAGCACTCATCGGGTTCTCAAAAAGCCCCGGCAGTTCCTTGGTATTTTTCTGTGCTTTTTCAATTTCTCCTAAACGTGCAATGTCAGCATCCGTCAGCTCCTTGCCGTTCATAGCGGCGTAGCCCATACGGCCGCGCTCGCTCATCAGGTTATCAAGTTCCCAGCCGGTCTTAGCTGCTTCAATAATGCCCTGCGTCTGGCGCACGTTCTTTAAGTTATGCAGAGCAATAGCAGCGTCTGTATCACTCAGCTTGGCCAGCTCGCTCAGCTCAGGGTAGGCCTTAAACACTGCCTGCGGGTCCATAGCCTTCTGCTGATAATTATATACATTGCGTGCGTTGGCCAGATTATCAGCGTTAGCCAGGATGGCATTTTCAGGAATGTTTGTGGCCGCGCTGATTTTCTTGGCTTCCAACAGTACATCGTCTTTACTGTAAAAGTACTTTTTATAAGCGTTGGTGTTTTTTACCATGTCCACAAAGCTGTTATCGCTTGTGCTTACTGGCTTAATGCCATTAGCTGCGTTAATATCAGCCAAGTCCTTTGCTTTTTCTTCTGTAATCTTATTGTCTACAATGCCATAGTCAGGCTGAACATCACCATGAAACTTCCACGTGCTTTCACGTACCGTAGCGTATGGTGATTCCATTTGTCTCTTAAGGAAATTCAATCTGGATTCATCCATGCTGTTCGTCCTCCTTATCCGATTCTGTTTTTTAAATCTTCACCGCTCATACTAAAGATTCTACCGTCCATCATCTCTACTTTGTAAATACCGCCGCCAATCGGGGTTATGCCATTAGATTTTATTCCAGCACGAGCTAAGTCAGCATTGCTTGCCTCTACATTGTATTCGTTTGTACCCCAAAGCAATCCAGGTTTCCTGTATGTAGCAACTGTATGTTTTGTTAAACTATCAATGCATGCTTGGATAACTTCACTGTCTGATGGTTGTACTCCATTTTTTGACATATAGTTTTGTATAAATTCTCTACCAGCATCTTTTGCTCCAATCCACTGCATTTGAGCGTATTCTCCTTTTAGACCAGTACTTGCTTTTACAATGCTTTCTATCTCACCCCAATTATATTTATATGCGCCAGTTCCTTTACGGAAATTATCGTATGTCGTCATCAATGAATCATATTCAGATTTATTGGGTCCATAGTTCAGAATGAAGTCAGCAAATTCTTCTTTGTCATTGAAGTAACCGCCTTCAAGAAGCTCTGTAAGCTTTTGCTTTTGTCCCATAGCTAACCCTTTGCCTGTACTAACACCGGAGCTTCCAGAGCTTGCACGTTTTCCGAAAACGTCTACGTTACCTGCCCATGAATAAGCTGTGCTTACAGCCCCACGCGCCATCGAACGCATTTTTAAATCAGTGCCGCCAAAAACATCCGCCTGTCTCAGCGCCTCTTCTATGGGTATGCCGCTTTCAAACATTCTTACAGCTTCCGAAGAGAAATTATCAAATGCCTTATCCTTGGCCATCCTTTTTCTTGTGTTTTGCACTGAGAAATAGGACTGCATTTCTTGCAGGCTTTTATTCATATCGGTCTCGTCCATGCCGCAGCCACCGATATGGCTATAGCCTACCGTATGATATCCGGCAGCATCCAACGCCAGCTCACTCACTCCATGCTCACCGCTCTGGATAACCTTGCCAGTCTTGGCATTGTATATACCGACGTGGGTAATGCCCTTATAAGCCTTGGTGTCAGAATGTACATCATCCGGGTTGTCGCTCGTAGCGTACTTACTGCCATCTACCTGCCAATAGACAATATCTCCGTCCCTTAATTGTTTACGGTCATTAAACGTCAGCCCTTTACGTTCTGCGTTAAGGTAGGTACCGTCAGCCAAACTGCTGGTAATGTCATAATCACCGCCAGCCGTCTGAATATATTTTTTTACAAAGTTAGCGCACTGATTGCTGCCCCAAGCCTTGCCTTCCTCTCCCTGTGCAAATGCCAAACCTTTGGCGATATCTGCCGTACCACTATTTAATTGCTTATATTCAGCCGCAGCTTTCTCAAAGTCCCCATCGTATTTGTCATAAAGTCCGCTGAATGACTTTATTTGTTCATTGCTTTTCTCCCTCGCGCTGATAATCTTGTCATACTGAATACGTTTCTGCGGGTCCATAAGATAACCGTAGGCCTGCAGTATCTCACCGCCACGCGTCCATCCTTCGCTGCTGTCTGAATTGATAGCAGCCTGCGCTGCCGTCTCTGCTACCGCAGCCTTCCATTTGTTGCTTGCTTCAGCAATCTTTTCCTGGCCATAGTTAGCATACCTTGCCGCAGTCATAAAATCACCCCGGCGCATAACAGCGTCCAGATCATCATTGTTATGCCAGTTTACTGCTACGTCCTTCAAAGCTAATTTGTATTGATTGTTAAGCTGCGTATCCTGGTACTTCTCCATCTCACCCATGGTATAACGTTCCATCTGGGCACGCTGTCCGATCCAGTCACGCTCTATGGTATTGTAAAAGGCTTTGCTTCCCAGAACGCCACGCAGCGTCGACGGTCCTTTTTGCATAATGCCATTGATAATCTTCTTGCGCCCTTCCTCGTACTTGGTAAGGTTATCCCTGGCATTTTCTTCCTTGTTCTGCAGCAGCTCATTCTGCAGCCTGCTCATCTGCATATTGTAATCATTATTGGCCTTCATCACGTCGGCAATGGCTATCTGCTCATAAAGCTTCTGCCCTCCCTCTACCACAGTATTGGTAAGATTTGCATTTGCCCTTGCCAGCGCCATCTGTCCGCCCATATCAGGATGCACACCGCTCGTCTGGCTTGCAGGCGTACCGAGCTTTGCCTGATTCTCGTAAACATCAATTACTGCCATATTCTGCTCCTTTCCTATATACGCAAAAAGCACCCAAGGCTTAGCCCCAGATGCTTTCTACGTTGCTAATTTTTTAGAGTATGATGAAAATGGGAGAATGGCTTCCCTTCCGCACTATCATTTTAACACACATACTTTGCCGATTTGTAAAGTACAAAATGACATTTTTACCATTTTGCTTTCGCCCAGCCATCATTACTGTAGCTTGAGATGCCGCCACCGGCATGAGCAGGCAGTCCTTTCATCTCTGTGTAGCCCGGTACACTGTAGTTTTGCAGGCCTACGCCTTTACCGGCTGAGCTTTTCAATGCTCCCATACTTTTGGCCGTATAAAGATTAGACGCTACGCTCAGCCCTGCCTGCAGCATGCTGTTCATCATAGCGCGCTTGCCTGCCTTACGGTAGGCTCTGGCGCTCGACGCATAGGCATCGCCCTGATTCAAATTGTCCGTACTCTGTTGGAAGATGTTATCTACCTGCTGACGCGCATTGTATCTTTCAAAAGCAAGCTCCTGCTCCTGGTTAAACTGGCTGTCTGCCATCACCGCCAATGCGCTGCCGCTTGCCGTAATTCCGGCCGCGCCGATGTTGGCTCTCTGCTGCCCCTGCAGCTGCAGCAGTCTGCGGCGTTTGTTCTCCTCGTTGATTTCATTGTTCTGCGCCTGCTTCTCGGCCTGCTCCTGCAGCTTCTGCGCATTGTTATAGGCGATATCAGCATTTGTCTGCGCCTGCGCCGCCTGTGCGTTAGCCTGCTGACGTGCTGCGCGCCCCTGCAGATAACCGCCCAAGAGAGTTGCACCAATCATTACTCCTACGCCCATGCTATCCCTCCTTTAAAATTCTTTCGTCAAAATAAAATTCCCTGTGCGGCAGATTGTATATCCCGCATTGCACCGGCTCCGATATCTCAGCCCCAAGCCATCTGAGCCAGCGCAGGATTTCTGCGTTCCCAGCATCAACCTTATTGGACATAGGCCCATAGGCCGCCACAATCGCCCTCAGAAAGCGTTTGGTATATCGCCCTACTACTAGCCTATGCTTCAATGTTTCGTCAGTCATGAGCAGCCAGACGCACTTTACAGAACATATTGCAGCAGGGCTTCTTACTCCATAGATAGCTGCAGGTACGCCGTCAACATAAAAGCAGCCAATCAGTTCGCTGTATCTGACGCTTCTTTTTAAAACATCCAGCTCATGTCCGGCACCATACAGCGCCGCCAGCTCCTGCCTGTTGTCCTGCCGCAGACGTGCGGCCACGTATTCAATATCTCTATCAGACGGACGAGAAAAAGTATATTCCGCCATATTATCCTCCCGGCACAATCTCCGGCACAATGGCCAGTACCGTCATCGGCAGCGGCGCATCCTGCTTAATGATAAGCTGCTGCGTTTCGTCCCAACCTGCAGCAGGCAGGACGATTCTCTTCTTGCCGGTGAAAAGTTTTGTAGGCTGTCCGTATGCTTCAGTATCGCGCCATTTGATTTCATCCAGTTTTTCCTCACTCAGGCCATACAGTCCGCCACGCGTGTTTTTAAAGAGGACGGAAAGATTACCTATGCGCTTCTTGCGGCTAATGGAGCTGCCGTCCTGCATTTGGAATTCTATCGGCAGTGTCTGTATGACTGCATCAATAGGCAGTCCTACATGCACAACACTGTAGCCATGCTTTTCGCTCAGCGTAACCTTACCACCTTCCACCTTCTGCTGCGGCAGCGCGTTTCCGTCAGCCAATATGGCCACGGTTTCACCCTCCAGCCACGTCAGGCCTGTTACCTCTTTTATATCGCTGCCACGTACGGTTATGCCATCGTCAACATAAATCTGTTCTTCCGGCACATCGTTATCGTTCCTCTTTTCCAGCATAACGTTCTCGTATTGGCCGTTACGTTCTATGACGGCGTAAAGCTCATCACATTCTCCGCCAGGGATGCAGCAGACATTGACAAAGCGTGCATTCTGAATGCTGTGCTTATGCCATGCGTAGATATCCTGCTCCTTGATATAGGTCAATCCCAGAAGTAAGCCATCATCACGGACAAACCATATGATGCTGTCCGGAGTCTGCTGGTAGGTCATAGCTACCACTTTATGGCCATCGAAAAGATGGGAGCACAATAGGTTGAGGTCATCGCCGGTGTATTTATCAGCCTCATAGCTGTATGCCAGGTCACGGATGATGTTGCCCTGCTGCTGTGCAAAGACAATTCTGCTGCCTACCATTACAGGCAACACGTCAGATATGCCGCGGTATTCCTGCGCCTGGCTTAAAGTATTGCTAGGTGTCAGCGCTTTGCCCTGTCCACCGCTTACCTTATATTCACCGCCGCTTGTCAGCAGAATCAATTCTCCAAAAGCTACCATTGCTTTGATGCCGTTCATCTGGCCGCCGTTTAGAGTTGCCGTTACCGCATCATCATCTACCACCGGTGTTGATGTTCCGAAATTATAATAATCTCCTACCTTACTGCTCCAGAACGTCTGCGGATATCTTATGCTGCCGGCAAATACCAGACGGTCCTCAAAGAAGCCTGCTGCAGTCGGATAACCTTTGCTCCTGCTCCACGGAGAAAAAGCCCAGATCTGCGTAGCATCTGTACTGCCAATCGTGCGCAGCACCTTGCCTTTAACCTTTTTACCGCTGATGTACTCAGTGATTTTCACAATACCGCTATAATCATTGCCGAAGCTTTGCACAGTGACGTACCCTGTCTGCTTTTCATTCTCACCGCTCCAAATGGTAGTATCAAATTCTGTTGATGTTACCCTGTACCTGACGATGTATTCCGCTTCGTTCTTTTCGGTAAAGTTGTAGTTCTGGCTGTGATTGCCGTCCTGAGTTCTTACAAGCTCCCACATAGAGCTGTTCTCGTTATATTTTTCCAGCGAGAAGTTTCCCTTCCAGAAGCCGAAGCTCTCTACATAGACGCTAGAGCCCGGCAGGCAGCTTACCAGCAGCACATCCGTTGTATCAGGTTTACCTTTTTTGTATTCGCTTTTTTTATAATGAGTCAGCTCAATAAGGCTGCCAATGTTGTCTTTCTCAAAGATATCCTTATCTGCCGTTAACATGACTTCGCCTTCCGTCGCACTGGCCGTTATCTTCGCTGCCTTGCTACCATAGCGGAAGCGGATATTACAGTACCCGTCACCGCCGCTTTTGCCGTTGATGCTGGCAGCGTCGGTTCCCTTGGTGCCGCCAATGCCACCGCCTTTGTAGCTTTTTCCTTTAGCGCCCGCCTGGGTTTCTCCAAAGATTGTACGGCCACCACCACCAGCGCCACCACCTTTTACGGTATGACCAAACGCAATAGTATCACCGCCAGTCCCACCAGCATCTCCCGCTATAGTCAGATATTTTTTTGACGCTTCCGTCTGTCTTCCGTTACCACCTGTACCTCCAGCACCAACCTCAAGCTTATACTTTTGCCCAGGCTGAACATCAGTTGAAAAGCGGATATATTCACCTGTGCCACCATCACCACCCGGAGCAACATATTGCCTAAAGATTGCAGCGCCGCCACCACCACCGCCAGCACCAGCCAATTCCACCGAAATATTGGTTACGGTATCAGGAAGCGTCAGCTCATAGGTTCCAGGACCATAACGGTATAATTGCGTTACCTGCTCATCCTCCGTTGCAGTGTTGCCATTGCTGTCCTCAAACGGGCCACCTGTTATCGGCATCTGTTCCCAGCGCCAGTCATATGTACTGTAGCGCGTAAGCGTCATAGGGTAATGGTCAGGATGTACGATAAAAAGCACGTCAGCACTCTGCGTGTATTTTATTTTGCAGATGCCCTGCAGGTCAGCCGGATTAAGATTGTTGCTTATAGTATAAGGCTCTCCGTTATCCTCTACGATATATTGGCCGTTGTACAGAAAACGGCAATGCCCTGCAGTGACTTCTATGATATAGGTTTCATTGGCGTTATATAAAAATGGTATATAGAAGGCACGCTTACCTCCATAGGTTACGCCAATGTGCCGGAAGCCGTTGCGGTTACGCACGCCACCATAACGCTGCACCGTAAAGTTTTTCAACGTGGCAGCGCCGCTATCATATTTGTTGATATCGATGCGGCCGTACATGCTGTCCGACAATTCACCGCCGGCAAAGCTGGGCTTCAGTTGATACAGTCCCATTGTCAGCCCTCCCATCTGGCGTTGACCAGTCTATCCTGTACGGCTTCTTCCTGATTGTCTTCTGCAGCATCCTCGCCAGCTGCTTCCGTAAAGTAAGCATTGTATGCCTGGATAGCGTTTGTCGCAAGGTTCATGTTACCGGTCAAAGCGAACGCCATCTCTGCTGCCAGCTTCCAGCTGAACGCTTCGATGAATTGACTGTCGAAGGTTTCACTGTCCTTTACGTCTGCAGTATATTCCACGTAGGCGTTAGAGATATTACTGTATATCTTGCGTCCGCCGTTGCCATTCATAATGCGAAAGTAGTTATCTTTAGGCAAGCCAACAAAGCTGTCATTGTACATAAGGCGTATGGCCAGAGCATCAGAAGGATATTGATAGACGTATTTATAATCAGGTGCCGTTTCATTAAGCAGCGCCAGCTGCACACGTTTCGTTGCGAACGTCCAAGGAAAGCGGCGCAATACATTCTGACGGGTAAAATTGAAATAACGTGTACAGATTCTTGCAGGCTGGCTTGCCTCATCCATGCGGTTGATTTCGTCTACGCCGATACGGCCAAGCGCAAGGTTGCAGATTTCAATGTTGTTCATGGGTTCCTCCTAAAAAACAAAAGGCCGGAATAAGCTCCGGCCCGATGTTATTCTCCGCGCAGAGCGGAAATCAGTTCTTGTTTTTTTGCATTCTTCGGCGGCTCCAGGCCGTTTGCACGTGCCAGCTTCTGCAGTTGGCCGACATTCATATCTTCCAAGGAAGACGGCATGATATCCGGTTTTTCCATGCTGCCAGACGTTTCGTCCGAAGGTTCTTCATCCGAAAGCACTTCGTTGGAAGGCGTTTCATTCGTAGGTTCTTCATCCGAAAGCTCGTCAGCATTTTTATTCAGGGTCAGTCTTTCAGCTGGATTATAAAGCGGTTTAAAATGCTCCGGCACATTCTCACCCAGCTCCACAACTTCGCCCTTTTCCCAAAGTCTGCGCTGCCAATAGCAGGTGCGGATTGCTTTGTATCTCATACCGGTACCTGGATATCCGGGGACAAATATGCCCAAATCTTGCCGCCTGCCGGAGCGGTAGTATCACCGGTGATTTTTACGCGGACGTAGCGGCCCTGCGGTTGGATAGACGCGAAGAATTGTGCCAGCTGGCAGGCATGCTTCTGCTGCTCGGCAGTTTTGCCGATAGTCACCACCATCTCAGTGATAGGAGCAGAGAAGTTTGCGTCAGCGCTAGTCTGCAGCTCTACGCTTTTGACGCGGCCGGCAGTTACACCCTTGGTCAATTTAACATCAACATAGAGCGGTCTCAAAGATTTGTTACGGCCGATATCAAGTACCTTGCTGGTGACAGTCGCTGCGGTATCGACATTTTCACAAAGAATAAGCTTTGCATCAATCATTACAGCCATGTCCTTACCTCCTTATTCTACCGGCACTTTAGATTCAGTGCTCAGGATAGCATCGTTGCGCAGGATGGGAGAGCCCCAGAAATGCTGGATACGCTTACCTCCAAAATCTTCCAGAGAAAGGTTAACATTGTTTTTCTTCTGTGCAATGATATTGATCATGGTCTGCACCTTACGGTTACAGAGGATAACAGTACGGCCATGGTCAGGATTTTCAATGCAGTCATATACTTCAATCAGTTTGTCGATGAAGTCAGTGCTGCTGGTATTGGTAGTATCAATGTTGGCCAGACGTGCTACATAGCGCGGGTCACGTACGCAGAGGCCTACGTCCCAGTTGTACTGAGATTCATAGCCCCAGTATTCAAGGTTGTTCTCATCTCTCACTTTAACACGTCCGTTGTCGCGATAGCTGTAACCGCCAGGCACACCTTCCGGAGTGATGCCGTAAACAGTATCAGGTGCAAAGGTCACTACCCAAAGGGAGGTCAGATTATTACCGGTACCGCCCGCGTCAACAATCTGATTGGCGTAGATTTCATCCTGCCCAGCCTTATCATAGTAAAAAGCGCCAAGGCCGGTAAAGCCTGCAGGGTTGATTTGTTCATCACCATAGAAGAAGGTAGTAGACATCTTTTGGCTCATAGCTTCCTGGTGTGCATAGTTTTCATTGAGCCGATAGGTATTGCTGTTCTTGTTGAGCTTCATCAGTCGCTCATCAATCTGTGCAATAGCCTCAACACCGCCGGTAGTAAAGCTTGCCTGGCCAGTGCTGGATTTAGTAGGCGCTACGCCACGGTTAATAATACGCCATGCAACATCCGGCAGACTGGTTCTGATAAGCGCTTTTTCAACGCTGCCGCTGTTGCAGGTTCTCATAGGGAATACTTCCCAGAGACGGTTGGTTTTGGCCTGCAGCTCTACGACCTGCGCCGCTGCTTCATTACCTGCAGAGCGATACTGCTGCGCAATATCATACATAGTTGCCAGGCCGGTGTTGTTATAAAGTCCGGTTTGTGCCATTTAATTCACTCCTTTAGTATTTGCTGTTAGGGAAGAGGATATCTTCTGCCCGCGGGATTCCCTTGCCGCCGCCGACATGAGTATCTGCCGGCTTATCTTCGCTGATAAGCTGGCCGATAGTTACAAAGAGCTTGCAGACTGCAGGATGATTAATAGCACCAGTATCAATCAGCACCTGCATCGCCTCACTGCCGCCAAAGGTATTTACAGCTGTTCTGGCAAAGCCAAGGTTTTCCTGACTGGTCAGACCCAGCTTCTCGCATTCAGCGATATTTTTTTCAACGGCATCTTCTGCAGCATGCATATAGCCGTTGATAATCTCGCTGTGCATTTTCAGCAGGCTGTCAGCCTGTGCCTGCGAAAGCTTTGCATCCTTAGCTATGGCGGTAAATGCTGTTTTCTGTTCATCAGTGATTGTAAGGCCTTCGCCCAGGTTAAACTCATAGTTTTCCGGTACTTCGCCAGCGCCGCCATCACCAGCAGGATTGCCGCCGCCATCAGGATTATCAAAGATACTTTTACTGCCACCTGCAGCACCACCGGTGCCGCCATCGCCGCCAGCTCCACCTTCACCGCCGCCAGCTCCACCTTCACCGCCGCCAGCATCGCCGCCGTCAGGAGCCAGAAAGAACAGCCATTTCTTTCGCATTAAACATTACCTCCTTCAAATTGGTCATAGAATTCATCTTTGTGTTTTTCTTTGGGACGGTCCCGCGCTTCCTGCCGCATCAGCAGCTCCAGCTGCAGGCCTTCCTCAGTATCATCTCTCAGCATACGGAGCAGTTCTTCACCGACGCTGCGCCGGCCAATCTCATACCCCATAACACTTTGCCGCCCGACAACATAGTTGGGAACATGCACTTCCATTGTGTCGAGCAGCTCATAAATAAATTCCCTGCCCGTCTGCGTCTGCATGACTTTTACGAGCAGTTCGGCAAATCTTTGCTTTTCCATCAGCTCATCCCCATTCCGCTAAGCATATCATTCAACGCATTGTCAGTGTTTGACGGCACCTCGCTCAAAAGCCTTGCAGCTTCCGCGCCGGTCTTGGCCGCCTCGGCACCCTGCGCCATCTGCGCCTGCTGCATCTGTGCTTGCTGTGCCTGCTGGCGTTGCTCTCTGAGCTGCTGCACCTCATCTTCGCTGCGCATGATTTTCTCAGGCGTGCCGCTGATAACACCAACCTCACGGATTACGTTGTCGATGTTGATAATGTCAGCAGCTTCAGGATAGATACCTGCTACGTTACCCACCATACCAAGTACATTCTGTACACTCGGCAGGCTTACCATCTTCTGCGCCTGCGCCAAGAGGCTCACAAAATTAACCTTCAGCTCATCTGCAGTAATCTCTTCCGGCATAGGCGGGAAAAGCTCGTTGCGCATACAGAGTCCAAACGTACGCAAGGTCAGCGGGTCCAGAACCTCATTATGGAATTGCTCCAGCACTGGCCCCAGCATAAGGATTTTCTCCTCGTGACGTTCCGCGACTTCCTTAGCAGTCATCTGCGGATTGTTCTGCGCCTGCGTCAGCATTACCATAAGGTCATTATAGAACGTAGCGCTTATCTGCTGACGTTTATCGTTGCTCAAGGCTATCATGCCTTCGTAGCGCTTTGCTCCCGGCGGTATCATCGGATACGCATTCATCTGCGTACCATCGGGAATAAAGTTGTTGGCTCCCGGCTGGCGGTTGACTTTCTTCAGACTTGCCGGGAACATCATAGCCGGGTCAGCCTCGTTATCCATGCAGCGGAGCTTTGCTTGCTCGATACGCTGCAGCTGCATACAGTTACCCAATGCGTTATGCCCAGGGCCATAACCATATTCGCAGTTGGCCACCTTAGTCCAACGCGGCATAATAAACGGCTGCTCCTTGTAACCGCTGATGCGCAGGAACTGCTGCTGATTGCCACGTTCCCAGTAAAAGCTCTGCCAGGGGAAGTTACCGGGCTTTAATTGGTCAGGCTTATACTCATTGTTTTTGACGATGAGCATTTCAACCTCAAAGCGTTGTGTATGGTCATTGTTGTTGTACGCAGTCTTTACGGCCACGCTCACGTTATCAATGCCAAATTCCGCTACCATCTGCGGAGCGGTCAGTTCAAAACGCCTGCCAAAGGAATAAAGCCTGCCTCTTGCGTCCACACCGCCGGTGTATTCGCCGCAGGTGTAGCTGCGATGCCAGAGAGCAGTATGATAGTCCTGCATCATCAGCGCAGCCGCCGTGCCAAACTGACACAGCTCAGCCTCGATATCGTACAGCATAGCGTAGGTGTTGCCACGTGCATATACGGCCATCATGACGTCACGCACATCATCCAGCCATTGACGCACCGGATGATATTCAGCCTTTTCCTGGTCGGCCAAAGACAGCTCAAACCACGGACGGCTCGGAGACGTCAGTCCGCTTTGCAGGCCTGCAGCGCACTTGCCTGCAGCATCCATCGGATAAGGGTCGATAAGATAGCGGTCACGCCTCTCTCCGTCAATGCTGCCGCCACGCTCATGGAAACGCCCTCGATACGGAACGATATACCGGGACAACAGCTGCCACGTCGGTTCAAACGAGGCGCGCCGCTGGTACATCTGCTCCAGAACGAAGCGCTTATCCTTCAGCAGCTTTGTGTCTCGATAGATTTCTTCAAACATTGCTATTCACCCAGCAGTGCTTTCTTGATTGTATCTACCATGCTACCGCCGGTCTTGTTGGTAAAGTTACGGCCTCTTGCCTTGCTCAGCTTTTCGCGCAGCGATTCACGCTGTCCTTCGGTTGCGCTGTCAATAGTTGCGGCGCTCTGGCTTCCAGGTGCGTTCTGCTTAATCTGTGTTCCGCCGCCACCACCACCGCCGCCATGCAGCTGCATAATGATTTCTTCCATGGTCTCACCTCCTACCACATTCCATGAAACGGATCATACTCTTCCTGCGCGCCATTGTCGACGCTCCAGGCGTATTCATGTTCCTGTTTTCTGCTCAGTACCGGAAAAGCAAAGGTCAGCGCCAATGCATCCGCCCTGTTCGGAGACGGAAGCCCGCGCTTTTTCATACTCTCCTTGCTCTCCAGCTGCACTCTGCCATCGTCACGCGGAGCAAGCTCCGGTCCTACGAGGTCATCAGCCAGCACGTTGTCATCAGGTGATATTGCTCCACCCTCCATAAGCCAGCGCCGCATATCCTGCCACATAGCTGCTCGCTTGTTGACGCAGTTAGAAGCTATGCCTTTAGTGCCGCCAAATGACACAAGCGTCCAGCTTCTGCCCCAGGCATCGCCTGCACTCTTGATGCCAGTACCATAGCCAAGGTCAATAAAGACTGCATCAGCGTGGTATTCATCCTCCAGCGCCGCAATCTTGCCGGCAAGCTGCAGGTCGTTATCGTTTTTAGGATATTCAAAGAGCAGCTTACTGTAATTGCCTTGCCTGAGGTATGCGCATATTTTATCTGCACCGGTCCACGCAGGGTCTACGCCGATAATAACCGGAGCAAAATTATACTGATAAGGCTTGAGCACTCTATGACGTGCTTCATCCACAATGGCCTGAGAGATATACTGCTTGTCGCTGGCTGACGGAAATTCACCACGCACGCGGACCTTAAAGAAGTCGCTGTCCTCGCCGTAAATTTCGCGCCATGCTTCAATCTGCTTTTTATCAGAAAAGCTTACGCTGCGGCTGTCTACCCTGCGAGTATGCCAATAATTTCTGTGCTTGTGAAAGCAATCATAAAAGCGGCCGCTGGAACGTGTCGGGTTTCCGAAGCAGCACCAGATGATTTCCGTATCCGCGTCAGTCAGGGCACCTTCCGTAACTTCCCAGATAGTGTCATGTATCGCTGATGCTTCGTCAAAGATAATTAAAATTCTGTTGCCCTGATTATGCAGGCCAGCAAACGCTTCAGAATTTGTTTCACTCCACGGAATTGCATCTATACGCCAAGTCTTTTCGTTACCGTCAGCGTTGCAGAAAATGCTTGTCGCAGTGTAGTCAAACAACGGTTTAGCTATCCACATGTTGTACCATTTGTTAAGCTCTGCCCATGTTTTAGTGCGAAGCTGCGCTTCCGTGTTAGCGGTAACAACGCCGCGCGTATCCGAGCAGGTACCCAGCGCCCAAAGAATGAGCCAGCTCACCAGCGCCGACTTACCAATGCCGTGGCCACTGGCTACTGCTTCACGGATGGCAACATCAGCAGTTTTTACTTCGTCCTTGATTTCACGTAGTATGTCAAGCTGCCACTGTTCCGGCCCTTTCTTATTCTCCAACGGAGTATCAGGTTCGCCCCATGGAAAAGAAAGCTTCACGAAAAGCTCCGGATCATGCTGGCACTCAGCAAGATAGCCTACTAAAGCATCGTAGTCTTCCTGGCTTATTTGTGGTTTCATGGTCCATTACTCCTTCTTTCGCCTTTTCAGCAGCACATTGACATTGCCGCTAATCTTAACCTCGGTCTTGAAAACATACACTCCATCCATTTTGTTCAGAACGTCAATCGCCCTGATTCTGGCCTGCACATCAGCAGCGTCATCTTCAGCAATTTTACTGAGCACCAGAGCACGTTTATCCAGCCCGATAATCTGCTTTCTGATAGCGTCATCTGCCAGCTCTTTTATGCGCTTCAGAATGTTAACATTTCTTAACAGCCTTGTAGCCTGTTGCGCGGCGGTCCTCTCACTGTACCCGGCAGCTATGGCTGCAGCAGTGCCGTTACCCTCATGCTTGCGGTATTCCAGGCAGAATTTCTCCTGCGCCGGACTGAGTGTTTCCGACGTGGTTTTTTTACCCGCTTTCAGGGTGGATTTTTTACCGGAATTTTTAACAGCTTTTTTGACTGCTTTTTTTACCTCTGCCATAGTGCCTTCACCTCCTTTGTTTTTTGGCATAAAAATAACCCCGGCGGAACGCTCCGTCAGGGCCTTTGTTTTTGCTTGCTATTTTGCACAATACTATTTTACCACGTCAAAAGCGCCGATTTGTAAAGTACAAAACGGCAATGCTTAAAATTTTTTTATTCCATGCTGCGCTGCTATTATTGCAGCGTCACTCAAAAACTCATTGCGCCAGGCGTAGAACGTCTGGCGGCTCACCCCCTGCAGCCCACTGATAACCTCCGGCTGGACGTGCCTGTTCTCGTAGTTGTCATAGTATTTGTGCATGACTTGGCCAATAGGAGAGTCTTTGTATAAGGCATACGTTTCCCTTATCACCGCCAGCCACTCCTCCGGCTGCTCAATGACAAGCTCATAGCTCCGACGTCCGATGTATACGCTAACCTTTTTCAGCGGCAGTATTCCCTTGAGTGCATCCTGCTGGGTAGGATTAGGCTTCAGCTTGTCCTTCAGCCCATGCGGATGTCTGCAGGCACGTGCTTCATCCACGGCCATCTGAATCTTTTTGTGATACTTAAAGCGTGTCTCTGCGACGCGCTGCCAGTGCTTTACCAGCAATCTTATTCCCCCTTCCCGTGCTTATAGCAGCAGCGGATATACTTCTTCTTGCGCCTGTCCGTTTTTTGCTTGTATATAACTACCGAGGCAGATTCCGCCGCTGATATAAACGCCTACCTGCGTAGTCTTTTTGTTTTCAATGGTGTCCCGCCACCTAGTGCCAGGCAACGGTAATACTGATACGGATATCCGGTAATCTCGCTGACGTCCTGCACAACAGTATCCTGCAGCACGTAGTAACCTTTAGGTGCAGAAGGCATCTCGTGCCAGCTGTCGGCCTTGACTTTCTCAATCTTACACTCCGGCTGCTCAAGGTTGCGGCTTGTAACATAACGTCTGGCAAACACTCTGCGTTCCGGATCATTGTATGTCTTGTTGGTCTGCTTAATTAGATAGCTGGCCAGTCTGTCATAATCTCCGCTGCCGTCCAGCTCCGTTGCATGGATACGCCCATGCGGCCACATATCGCCAAGCTCCTGCAGGCTAAGTCCGCTATGGATAACGATATGGAAATGCATAGAGCGCTGGCCATATTCTGCTACAGCCACATATTTGAAATTTGAGCGACGGCGCTTACATTTCTGTTTCACGTTGCGACAGAATTTCTGGATATCTTTTTTTGCTTCCTGCGGGCTTGCTGCTCTTTTATCCGGAGCATAGGTCAATACACAATGCAGGTCACCTTTGCCAAAATTAGTATTAAGCAGACGACGAAGATTCTTGCAGCTGTTGCGCTCGTTTACCTTGGCCATAGCTTCTGGAGTAGGATTGCTTTGCGGAGCACGTACTGTCATCTTTCCCTTGTAGCGGAAGGTCTGGTATTTTTCTACTTCGATGCATTTACCACATCTCCATGTCCGTTTTACATACATTCTTCCGCTCCATTCTGCCCAAGTTATTTTGGCTGTTATTTTTTCCGGCACTGATATGCCACTCAACTAATATGCTTTATCAAGCTTTGGGCAGGTATTTCACCTGCCCAATTTCTACTATTATATATAGTTATTTTTTTGTCTTGCAGAAGCGCGGCAGCCGCCGTGCTTCCAAAAAGCACTTGTCTTTAAGGGTTCTTTTTTTGTTCAGGTAGCTTCTGAGCTTCTTCTTTCTGTTGCAGGCCAGATGCTGAGAATACTTAATCAATTCTACATCCAGCACCTCATAGCCAAAATTGAAGATTCCCATGCGCCCTTCGTTTATGTTCTTTAAGGCTTCTTCGCAGGTTATCATAAACTTCATGTCTCTGGCTCCTTCCAATTAATGTGCAGCCCATAGCTTTCTATGTATTGAAGATACTGCTGTGTGCTGTTATTCTCTCCCAATGTCTCAAGACCACGGGCGTAAAGCTCGGCAAATTTATCCAGTCGCGTATGGCGTACATGGATTTCGCCATAGTTCTCCATAAGTATCTTGCAGCAGACTGCCAGTATCTGATGGGTGAAGTATTTAGCATAATACGGTATCATTTCTGCGCGTTCCGCTTGCCGTCCCGCTTCATAACCTGCGTTATAGATGGCATTATACCCGGCCTTGCTGATGCCGAACGGTTCGTTGTCTCCAGCCTTTACCTGCAGGCGCTCTTCGCCGCCCAGCAGATGCAGCTTCTTCTGTTTTCTGCGTTCCATTTTGCGCTGCTGGCTCATACCTTAGCACCAACCTTTCTGACAAAGGACTTTTGCCCCTGCCTGCAACTTTTTTAAATAATTTTAGATTTTGGCCATTTCTTGACGGCTTCCGGATGCTTTTTTCCCATTCTTTGTTGAAACAATATTTTCAAATTTAGCCACGCCAATCTATTTCTTCTAAAAACCACATTTGAGGCACGCCTAATCATTACTAAGCGTGACAAGAATTCGCTTCCGGGCGGTTTCAAATGTTTGTAGTCGTTTAGTTTATTGCCAATGGTTCTTTTCATAACTGCCTCCTTTTTTCAAGGGACTTTTGGCACTAATGCGCAACTGCGTTCCATTTTTCTTAGCTGGCTCATGCGTCATCGCCAGCCTTGCTAACACGGATAAACTTATCACCGCAAAATCTATATGTCCCCTCAACGCCAGCTCTATCATACCAGCCGGCATCAACTTTATGTTTTTTGAGCCAGGCTTCCAATACATCGTTGAGCTGTTCATCAAGCTCTTTTCTCGCCTGCGCCAGCGCATTACCGGAAATAAAATCGCACCATGCTTCTGCAGCTTCGCCAGCTGCATCATCTGCTTGGCTTATAAATTCTTCAATCAGATCATCCATATCAATATAAGGATGCCATTGGGATTCTTCTTGTTTATGGACTATAACCAAATCACCCACAGCAAGGTCGGGGCGAATATCTTCCAAGGCTTCCTCCGGAGTATCGCACAAATAGCTAGAAACAACGCGGCCCTGCACCTCTGCACTATATTGAAGAAAGACTGGTTTTTCCTTGGCCAGCTCATCAGCCAAGAGAACAGCTTCGGCAAGCTCTGCCTTTGCCTGCTCCAGATAATAAATCTCGCCGCTGCATTGCCAGTCATTGATGGCCAGCTGCGCCCGGTTCACGTAATTATAAATCTTGTTGTTAATCATTTGTTCCTCCTAACAGCGCCAACGCGCATACCATAACGATAATTGTAATAGCCAGGTTAATTGTAAATTCATCTATTGCTGCGTCCATTATGCTGCTCCTTCCATAGCATTCCCAGCTTTTCAGCTACATCAGCGCCCATTACCACGCGTGTCCATTTGGGTTCTTGCGGCTTGCATTTTTCGCAGTAACGTACAACCTCATAGTGCCCATTACGACCGCAGCACTCACACGGAAAGCCATAAGCATAATACTTTCTTCTCAGCCGGAAAGATTTTTTGCCACAGATATCGCATCTGCCGTATTCACTCATGCTACTTGTTGCCTCCCTCAAAAATATTTTGCTGGAAGATCTCGTGCGTACCGGCAGCTATTAGCTTTTCTTCACTGCTCATCTGATAGCCAAGCTTAGTAAGCCAGTGATACATTGCCTCAAGTCTTGGGTTGAACTTGTATTCAGGATATACCGCACGGTAGCCATTAGCATAAAACTCTTTTTCATTATCATTAAAGAGCTTATAAATAACCTCTATACACTGCTGTATATTATCGTAACTTTCGTAGGCCAGTTTAACTGCTTTTTCATCACGCCGAGGGTCGAAGTGCTTATCATCTATGCCGGCTTCTTTGCTTATGTCACCACAAGACATATATGCAATGCTGCGTAATACAATAAGACTATATGCTCCCATATATACAGCTTCGCGCTGCTTAGCAGTGCCCCTTAGATTTTCAACGAATGCTTTGCGCAGCTCGTAATGTGTTGCAGCCATAGCATCGACTTTAAACCATGCTTCCTTGATACGTTTTTCTTTTTCAAGCTCCTTGGCGCTTTTTTTTATAATTTTAGCTTTTTTTGTTTCCTTGACATAAAACTCTACGTTTCTCGGATAGCTGGCCTCATAATACAGTCCCTCTGTTTTCTTGGGAATTTTATCTTTTGTTACCTCATACTCATAGAGGTCCAGACTGCCGACGCGTCTATATTTGCCGCTGTATTTATTGGCACTATCCGGAAATTTCTTGATGCCAAGACGTTCCATATCTGCCAGGAACGCCGGCATGGCAGCAGCAAGCTTTTCTTTATCCATAGCACGCGTCACCGCCAAAGCAAAATCATTTGTGCCAATCTTCTCCATTACTTCGTTTCTGGCTTCCATGTTTTTGATTTTGGCCAACTCATCAAATTCTTTCAGGCTAAGCTGGCGGGTAGAGCTTAACTTCTTCAGCTTGTCCTGGTCCAGCTTGGCGATTTCCAAGCGCCGTCTGATAGTTCTTTTGGAAAAGCCGCTCTGCTGTGATATATCTTCGATATCCATACCAAAGTCCAAAAGCTGCTGGAAGCCTTGAGCCTGCTCATAAACCGTCAGATCACTGCGCTGCATATTCTCTAACAGCATAGTCTGCAGCTGCTGCGTTTCAGTCAGCCCTCTTACGATAGCGCACGGCACCTCTTTCAGCCCGGCACGCTTCGCAGCTTCCAGGCGCCGGTGGCCAATAACTACCATATACTTAGGCTCTTCAGCCGGTGCTTCTTCATTGATTGGGATTACGGTAAGGTTCTGGTAGATGCCATTCTCTTTGATGCTTGCTGTCAGCTCCTCCAGATTGCCCAAGTCTTTTCTTGGGTTCTGAGGATGCGGCACAAGGTACTCAATAGGCATGTTGACTACAGACATTCTTTTGCCTCCTTGTTCTCATCACTCTCATGTGTTAAAATATGGGTGTATGGATGCTGGTAACTTTCATACACCCCATGCCGTCTGCGCTTTATGCAGGCGGCTTTTTATTTTGTTTCGACCGGGACATGCAGGCGCACATTGATTTTTTCCCCGAGGTATACCCAGCCGTCTTTCTTGTTGTTATCCTTGCAGACATAAAAAGCAATTTCGCGCCAGTCGCGCTTATCGCCGTATTCATCTTTTAATCTGCAGCAGATTCCTTCCAAAGTGTCTCCTTCTCTCAATACATGGTAAGGTACAACAATCTCGGTGACTTCCTGGCCTTTAACCATCTGATAAGCTGCACTTACCATTCTTGCGGGCCCGTAATCTAGCAAGCATATTACGGCAAGCAGTAAGCTGCCTAAGGTCAGCAGCCTCAGTTTCCGCAGTTTCCTTCTTCTCATTCTTCACAGCTCCTTTCCCAAAGCGGCGGACTATTCTCAGATAGTCTTCACGCAGCAGGTCGATAAATGTTTCTTCGCCGTCCTCATCAGTCATCAGCTTACCGGCGATAAAGCAGGGGCCGAATATAACGTCTACGATATTGCCATTATTGTTCAGCAGGGGGAACAAAGCGTCATTGTGATATTTGTTCTTGCCGTCCTCATTACATATCAGCGTATATTCAGGGCTGCTGCCTTTAGCTTCCAGCGGCACGATCTGTATCTTACCGCCCACCAGCTTCTGCATATTGGCCAAAGTAAGCTCAACGCGCACAGCCTTTACCGGTTTACCTGGACGATACCAGACAACAGTTTTTTCATTGGCCATTCTTGTATCTCTCCTTAAAGATGAAGCGCAGTGCATAGGCAGTGCTGGCCTTCATTCTTTCATCAGCTTCACGTGCCAGCTGTGCCCGGCGTTCACGCATCAGGCGCTCGTATTTCATGCTGGCTTCATGCTCTCTGATCGCGGCGTTAGGCTTATATTTTTTACAGCGCTTCGCATGGTCAATAATCTTATCTTCCAGTTCGGCGCACGTCATGCGCTTTGCTTTGCACATTTTCCTTCCTCCTCATCCAGCAGGCCGCGCTCTCTGGCAATCTCCAGCGCCATCTTGCCAAACGGGCCGGCCCACCAGTCCATATCCTTGACTGCATTCTCGTTTTCCGTGATGCAGTCATAATCTTCAAGCCTGTTCATATTCATGCCTCTCCATATAACCCTTGCAGGTATTCTTTGATTTGTTCCTTTACAACTCTGCTGCCAGCGCCGCAATGACGTTCCTGATGGCAGTCGTAGCACAAGGTTACGCCCTTGGAGATTTCATCACTCTTAAGCGCGCCGCAGGGCTCATGGTGAAATTTTTCTCCCGGGTCCACATATCTTCCGCAGATGATGCAGCAGTTGCCGTCACGCTCATGGATAGCTGTATTCAGTTTGCGCAGCTTCTCGCCGTACAGTTTTACCTTTTTGGTTTTCATCATCATCATGGCTTTTTCTTCCTTTTCCTTGCTCCGTGCTATAATAGGTATTACAGAACGGAGGTGATATTATGGACAGTTTAATGTCTAACCTATGCAGCGGCTTATTTGCAGCTGCTTTTACTTTGCTTATAGGCTGGTTGCTAGAACTTCGTAAAACCCATAACCAATTAAAGTCTTTATCCCTTATTCTCTTCTTTGAAGTAAACAATCATCTTTATTGGTTAGAACATTTTGATGCAATATCTTCAAAAATGTTGCTTTCCTCAACTGATGATGATTGGAATAAGAATAAATCTTTTCTAGCTAAGGAATTATCTTACAAAGATTTTTCTGTACTAATGAAGCATTTCCGTACCATTGCTGCTGTACGAAAACTTCTTTCAATGCGTCAGCCTCTTGTTATTGAAGAGTTTCAGACGCGTTATATCCAAACCGCCCAAGAAGCTCACGACTTGCTTTTTAAGAAGGCAGGACTTGACGCAAATAGTGTACTGTTATATAACTCAGAACGTGAATTGCAGTAGCTATGACAAATGCTTTCGCCAAAATAATTGTCCAATCTTTTACGAAAAGCTTTACTTCTGCCCACCAGAAGCGAAGCTTTTCTTTTATTGAAGGCTCTTTAGCCTTTTTGATTGGCGGCATTATCATAACCTCTATCCGCCGCAGCTCTTCTTTTGTCATACGCTGGCTTCTTCCTTCAGCACAGCATCTGCCTGCTCGCATTCCTTGCAAGCCTGTCCGAATTGAGCCTCTACCACCTTATAGACCTTTTTGTAGGTTTCAGCTCTTTCTTGCCAAAACTCAACATCTTTATCCATGCCATCCAACTTTGCACATTTCAGCGCATTTCTCTCTGCGATCGTAGCCTTAGCCAGCAGAGCGACGACAATGGTCGAAACCTCATCATAACTAAGCTCAAGTTTCATGTTATTACCTCCTTACGGTTATGTGCTCATTGTAATTAGTTGGTCTTTAAGCGCTCTCTTTTTCTTGCATTTTTGCAAGTTTGTTTTCAAAAAAAATATGCAGAAATTGTTCATCGTTGAGATAAAGTATATCTCTAATAGCTTGCAATTCGTTTCTTGAGAACTCGCTTTTGCCAGTCATTTTTCTGTATAAAGTAGCATTATTGATGCCTATTCTGGAAGCTAATTCTTCCAAGGTTACGCCACGTCTAACACATTCAGCTTTTAATTCTGGAATATTTGTAGCCATTTCCTCGCCTCCTTCTTGCGTTTTTGCAAGTTTATAATAACATTATTCAGTCTATATGTCAATACTTTTTTGCAAGGTAGTATTGCATTTTTGCAATATAAATTGTATACTATAACGATGAAAGGAGGCGTTTATATGGAAATAAAAGATATCATAAAGCAAAAACGCATAGAACATGGTTACACCATGAAGGAACTAGCTCAAATGGTAGGGGTAAGTGAAGCTACTGTGTCACGATGGGAATCTGGCAACTTAGCAACCATGAAGCATACTAAAATAATGCTTCTATCAAATGCTCTCGGAATATCTCCAGCTGCACTATTTGACAGCGCACCTGAGCCACCAGCACAAGCTCTCAAACTTACCGATCAGGAAAAATCAATGATAAAAAAATACCGCCAGCTTAACGCTGACGGTAAATTGGTTATTGATAACCAGATTGATTTTATTTTGTATAAGCAAGAGCAGTCCGCTGAAAAAGAAGAGCAGAATTTAGGTTGATAAAGCTAACTCCTGAAACAATCTAAGCAGCTGCCTATTCGCCTAACCACTTCTTGGCTCTACGAAATCCTTTGGCTTCTGCTTCTGCAATAGTCATTGCATAGCACTCACCATTGCCGGTGATTTTAACCCTATCATATTGTTGGTCAAAAGGAAGATGATAAATCTTTTCTCCGGTACTCCTATTGATATTGCATTTAATGATAGGGTAATCGCCAAGGCTCTTATTTTCTGCGACACTTATATTGAGCGATGAAGCAAACTCTGCAGCTGTTTCGGATAATGTCGTTGAGGTTACAAACACCGGCGCTATTGTCCGTTTTTCTAAAGCAGTAAAGAAATCATAGAATGTTGCCCTTGGATGCTGTTCGAGAAAATATTTTAAGGTTGTACCAAATAGCTGGTTGATATGGTTTTCGTGTATTGTCTTTTTCTTAGACCAATATTTACATTGAACAACTAAGGTTTTGCCATCCTTATGGCAAAGCAGGTCGCGTCCTCTGTCTTCAAAGCCGTCTACTATACCTCGATACTCTACAACGTATCCTTTGGCTTCGTATTGATAGCCGACGTATCTTTCATAGTCACGTCCAATTTCAGCATTAGTTTTAGCACGTTTTTTATATCGCTCTAAAGCTAACTGATATTTTTCCTGACTCGTAAGCTGGGTAAATTCATCTTTGGAAAGCCAGAAGCTGGCAGCATCTTTGTTTTCGTCAAAGTCTTCGATGCCGGTTTTATTTAACGCCGGATCTATATAATCATCGTCAGCTTCCGCCAGCCATGGAGCAGCTTGTTCATAATACTTTACCAGATACTCTGCTTCTTTAAGCCTTAAATTCAATGTGTGTTTTTCACGCGAGATTTCGCTTACTACCTCAGCTGCTTTCAATGCAGGTCTGTTCTTGTCGCACAGCATGGATTCCCTTAATTTATCATTAACCAATTCTTCATCAGCTATATGCTTTGCTAATACAGGAATATTTTTAACTTTTAATTTCATGAGCTTTTCTTGATTGGCAATCTGCTTTTCTCGTATATCAAGTTCGGATTTTTTCATATCAACATCATGCGAAATTTTATGGATATTCTTTTTTAAATTCACGCAAAGTTGCTTGTATTCCTTTAATTCATTATTCAATTTGCAATTCTTTTCTTCGCTGCGTTCTAAATTGTATTGGCTTAAAGCCAACTCTTTTGTGCATTGAATTAGTTTCGTCCTAATATTATCGTAGTCAAACATTTTAGTCACCTTACCAACTCTAATTATTTTATTCAATTATTGTCTTGCTTAAATACTATTTTATCAAAGGAGATGACTCTATGCAAAGAGCAGTTATCTACGCGCGCTTTTCCTCGGACATGCAGCGCGAAGAGTCTATTGACGCGCAGGTCCGCGCCTGCAAGACCTACGCCAAAAACAAAGGCTACATCGTTGTCGATACTTATGCTGATGAAGCAAAGAGTGGACGCGATGTTACCAAGCGTGACGCTTACAATCAGATGCTGGCCGATGCCATGGAAGATAAATTTGATATTATCATCTTCCATAAGATTGACCGCAACAGCCGTAACGAACTGAATTATTTTACCTTTAAGGATAAGCTGGAAAAGCTAGGCATCCGGTACGAATACGCCGCCCAGCCCATTGATGCACTTTCACCGGAAGGCCAGATGATGGAAACAATGATGGTAGGTATGGCAGCCTATTATTCAAGGAACCTGGCCAAGGAAACTAAGAAGGGCCTCAATGAAAACGCTTACAAAGCTCTCTTTAACGGAGGTTGTCCACCTCTTGGGTATAAGATTGTGGACAAAAAATATGTCATCGATGAGCAGGAGGCAGCTGCCGTGCGCCTGATATTTGAGCTGTATCTTAATGGCTATGGCTATGCTGCCATCTGCATGGAGCTCAGCGCCAAAGGATATACCACCAAAGCAGGCAAAGCCTTCGCCAAGAACAGCCTGCATGATATTCTCTGTAATGAGAAGTATATCGGCACCTATACATTTAATAAAATACCTCGTAAAAAAGGCGGCCGCAACAGTCACGCCGCAGAGCGCCCGGAAGATTTTATTTCTATTGAAAATGCTTTCCCTGCTATTATCAGTAAAGATGATTGGGCACTCGTCCGTGCCAAGATGGACCGGAACCGGCATCGTGCAGCCAGCTACACCGCCAAGGAGAAATACCTGCTGTCCGGCAAGGTTTTCTGTGGCCACTGCGGCAGCGCCATGGTTGGCCACCGCATCCGTAAGCGCTACTGTTATTACGGATGCACGCGCAAGGAACAGACTCCTACCTCTAAATGCCCGCAAAAAATGATACGTGCAGAAATTTTAGAGCACTGGGTACTGCAGATACTGGAGCGCGTTGTCTTTACCGTTGGCGGCATGCGCAGGATTGCAGATGCTATCGTAGATGCATATGAGGCAGAGCAGAAGGAACAGGCAGGCAGCCAGGCTACACTGCTGCAGCGCAAAGCTGTTGCCGAAAAAAGATTAAATAACCTCTACAAAATTTTTGAAGAAGGCAACGCAGATGAATTTGATCGCCAGCGTCTGAACCAAATCAAAGCAGAGCTCAGAGAAATCAACAAATCTATTTGTGAAACTTCTGTGAAACCTGCAAAACTTCTCAGTAAACAAAAAATAGCCGCCATACTGGCAGCTATGAAAGATGAAATTTTTGTGAAAAAAAATAGTTACTATGTCCAACAAGCTGTAGACTTGCTCGTTGACCATGTAACCATCACCGATAAAGTGCTAAAAATCACCTTATCAACGCAAAATGTTTGCGCTTATTTGGTGCCGCGGACTCGGATTGCAGTAAGCTCAGACACATGGAAAATATCAGCAAATCTTGCGGCTTAACTATAAGGGCAGGCGAGAACCTGCCCTTAGCTCATTATAGCATCTGTGCCAGCCAAGCGTCAAGAACTTTCCCCTCTGATGCGTCCGGGTCGTTTATGTACGCCTTAGCCATACGCACGTAGTTGTTGGTGTCGCTTCCAAGAATTTCAGCAAAATCACTATGCAGCATATTCATAACATAGTACCAATCAGCTTTACAACGTATTCCCTGTTGGTCTGCGAATTGGCTAGTTTGCTCATACGTCCAATGTTCGCCACACGTACCGTCAATGTTCTTCATTTTGGAAACTGCCTTTTTTGCAAGCTCTTCGTCAAAATGTGGGCCATAAGCTACACAATGCAGTTTATATGCAGTATCCCAAAATAACCTTGGGCAGCGTCCGCGCACTTCTTCTAACGCTTCACAAACTATTTCTTCCATCTCTGTTATCTTTACTGGGTCAGCGCTTACCTTCTCCCAATATTTCTTTAGTTTGTGCATAACGTCGCCCCCTTACGCCATTTTTACAACGCTCAAAGATACATTGCTAATAGTACCTGCCGCCGTAGCCTGCACCTGCAATGCAGAGTTGTTGTTAATTACGCAACAACTAGGCAATACTCTAAGCAGCGTAGCGAAAGAAATATTATAAGTATCGCCCGTTGCCCCTGTAACTGTTGCTTCTGCTCCCGGTACTGCTACACCATTACGAAGAAGCTTTAAACCTATATCGCCTGCCGCAGTCGGGGTAATATCAGCGTTCAAAGTCACAAGGTAAAGTCCCTGTATAAGATCAACGCTTGTACTTCCTGCCGGATGCTTAATAGATACACCGGTCAGAAGATTGTTAGTAGGAAAGCCAACAAAGCCGTTCGCTGTTACAGTCTGCGCCGCTGTTGCTACTGTTGTTAATGCGGATTTCTGATTGCAAATCATTTATTTTCACCTCTTTAATTAAAGCAATAGGGACGGCTCGCACCGTCCCTTGCAGTGCAGTTAATGCACATAGCCTATTTATTTTCAGCCTGCGTTATAAGCACAGCCACAAGCACCAGCTACGTTAGCAGCAATGCTCTGATATGGGCTATTCGTAAGATAAGCAGGCTGCGGATAAGGTCTAAGTGCACCGATAAGGGTTGCACTCTGTGCCTGTTGAGATAAATGGAAATTAGCTGTCTGCAAATCCCTATCTCTATCGGCAAGCTTATCTCTCAAATCTTGAATCTGATTAGCTACCATAATTGCCCTAGTCTTTTCGCCATCCTCTTTTACGGCGTTGACAATATCGCAGGTATTACGCGCGTTTTCATAGCGCACTGCATCAATATTGCGATTAGTTTCGCAGCAGCACTGCTGTTGAGCAAAACGATTTTCTGCAAGCTGACTGCCTAACTGATAACCAGTCTGCATAATATCACGCTGTACGCCGTTAAAGCCATTCAGCATAGTGCTATTCTGAGCATAGAAGCCGTCACATAAGCCGTTCTGAACGCCGCGGATACCGTCTTTAATATCCTGCATAGAGAATTGGTCCGCAATTTGGTCACGTGTCATACTGCCATTAGCGAAGATCTCAGCACCCATATTGCCACGGTTATTCCAATTACCGCCCCAGCCGCCCATAAGAGCAAACAGGACAATAATCCATATAAACCACATACCGCCGCCCCAGCAGTCACCATAGTTGTTGTTTCGATTCATGTCCATTACCGGAACAATGTTTGAATTTCACCTCCAGGAATTATATGTAAAGCTCATTGCGCGCTATTAGAGCTTTAAACCGAATTGACTTAAAAACTGAGTAAACTGTTCGTCACTCATACCGCGCTGCCTTGCAAGGTTGCGTACAGTTTCTTTTAACTGTACTTCATTCTTGCCTTGCCCCATTTGCATTGCGCGGCTCATCATAGGATTTTGCTGTGCTAATTGTGTAAGCATCATCATCGGATTACCGCTGTTCTGCAACATTGCCATTATCTGCATCGGGTTCATGGTTCATTCCTCCAATCTGCTTTTCCAATCTGTCCACACGTTCTACTAATCTATCTACAATGTTTTGTTCAGCATATGCAGGCTGCTTCTGCGAATTGTTAATCTGATACACTCTGAAAATCGGCAAGCCGTCCAAGCCTATAAGTTTTTCATAAATCTTTCCTTCTGCCGGGCAAGGAAAGAAAGTGCTCGTTCCGTCCAGGTCAATTTGAGCTGCCTTCGCTTCGTCCATGCTGGTAACAATTCTGCCTTTCAATGTCATAGGCATAGGCTGCTGCATAGTTGGTTGGTACATCTGCTGCTGTTGTTGCTGCAAATAATTCAGCCGTTGCTGCATCTGCGGTGTTGCGCCCATATAAGGGTTATATTGTCCGTACATACTTATCACCTCACTTATAGTTTAGATGATTTTTAGCAAAACATTCCCTATATGTTCCCTATGTATTCTCTATATATTCCCTATAAAAAACTTGTAAATTGAGCTCGGATGTGGCATAATAGATTTTGTCAATAGGGTGTTTCTACTATGATACATCCGAACTCTAAGCACTTCATTGATTGCGCCAACAATCTTTGAGGTGCTTTTTCTTTTGCGCATAAAAAAAGAACCGCCCTAAAGGGCGGCTCTCTGCACTCAAAGGAATGATAATACATTTGTGATTTGTCTGTACGCAGTATTAAGTTCCTTGTCTACCGTTTTAACAGATACATTCATCTGCATGGCTATCTGATAATTAGTCATGCCTTTCGTGAACTTAAGCTCACAAATTTCTATCTGCCGTGGGGTTATCTTTGCTTCTTCCAATACCGCGCTGAAAGAACGCCGCGTTGATGTTTGCAACCAGTCGCGCGTGTTCTTCAGCTGTATATTCATTTTGTATCACCTACTTGTCACGATAAAAGCAATAGTTGTAATTGCCCACCCTACAAGGGCGGCGCAAATAAGTTTTCTTTGAAAAGCAATAGTATCGACATAGCCAGTCAGCAGCATTGTAATAATGCCTGCCGGTAATTGTTCCTTTTCTTCCATCATTCCACCACCATAAAAATCATTTTGCAGCTGCATAGGCAAGAATAAAGATTACGCAACCAGCATATAAGTTCCGCTGGCGCTTAACCCTCTTTGCCTTCTGGCGCTCCGATTCCATTTGCAGCTTCAACTTCTCGTATAAGTTCTCGCTGATTCTCAACGATTCCTTTGCATTCACTAATGAGCGCTTGGAGTTCGTCAGCGCTTCTTGCGTTAGAGTGAGCTGTTTCTTCGCTTCGCTTAATTGCGTCAGCAGTTCTGTTGACGTGTTTTTCTGCTGTTTCAATTTCTCGTCTGCTAGATTCAATTTCGCTTCCAGTAGATTTGTTTGATTTTTGAATTGATTCCACTGTTCGATTGACAGCGTTATTTGCTTGGGTGCCGCTTCCGCCGTGCCAACGCCAGTACACGTCATTACAGATAAGCAAAAGACCAGCAACAATAAGACTAATCTTAACAGCTTTATCAATCTTACGTCTTGTTTCATCTTTCATTATTACCTCATATAAATACCTGTATTTGCAAAACATTATAAATCGCGTCAGACGCACAAACTTCGCCTACAAGCGGCTTTAGCTCGCCGCAGGATAAATCGTAAGCGGTGCTAATTTCAAAGCACTCATAGGCGAAGTATTTTTGTGCAATTTGTGCCTTCTTGTAGTTAGATATTCAGATTAGAGAGCAAAGTAATGATGCAACGCACCCAATACAAAGCCTGCCACTAAACCAACAACAAATTTCTTGTCAATAACAAATGCTTTAAGTTCTTCCATTGTATCACCTCCCATTATTTCAAGCTTTCTAAGTCTGCGTACTCGTCCACGATTTCAATACCGTAAGCAACAGCACATTCATGTTCAATTTTACATCCACGGGCTTCGCTCCAGTCTTTTGCAAAGTAAGCAATATCAGCGTCGGCCAACATCCGGATAGATTCAGCCATATACTTTAAAGGATGCGTACCTTCTTCAAAATCGAAGAAAGTTTTCAGCACCTCAAATTCTTCGTTTGGGAATTTCTCTTTCATCAACTTGATTGCTTCTTTTCTTACTTCTACAATCTCTTCAAAGGCTTTTCCGTTCATAGGGCAAGAGATAAACAACTTTTTCATTTTTCTTTCCTCCTATCTTCCATTACCAGCATAGCCATAAGCAGGTACGCCATACAGCGTTGTTAAGTCAATGCCAGCAACATACTGATACGTAGCTTCCGCTCTATTGGCGTAACCTGCTCTATACATCTCACCAACATCGGCAGCAATCCAATAGTAATTCTTAAACAGCTTGTAAAGCGCCTCCAGACTACGCAGGTTGACGCGCTCAAAACGATTCTCCAGGAAACGCTTTACAACATAAGTGCTAGTAGGACACCACATACCGGCATAAATCAAGCAGCGTGTATCATCCAACGTCGGCACTTGCTGAAGCACATCGACGTATTGCAGGCAGTCACGGGAAAGCTGTTCTAATTGCGCCTGCTGTCCTGCTTCGCTTCTTAAAAGCTCTTTCAGCATCGGCAGTTCGCCGCTTGCCTTAATATCAATATAGGTTCTGCCGACAAATTCTTCACCGCCGGGAATAGCTCTCAAAAGCTCATCAGCTCTGTTGCCTTCCCATTGGCTCACGCCTATTGACGGATAATCATATGCAGTGCTTTTTGCCACACTGTCATAGCCGCCTTCGATTCCTGTTGCGATAATACCTTTAGCAATTTCTCTTGCAAGACTTTGGTTCCAATCCATAGCTATCACCTCACTCACTTTTTAAGCAGCGGTTAGAAGCTTTTTTGTATACGTCCTCATACATTTCTTGCTTGTCGCCGTTGTATGTATACTCAGCATAAATACCGTCACCGCTAACGGTCGTTGATAACAACGCCTTGTAGTTCTGCAACGTCTTGCACGCCCAAACCACATAGACATTCTCCAGCGTAATAGGCTGAACGTCGTTCGTGCCATGGTTAATGTTGTCGGATTGGTTATACCACTCCACTAATTTGTTTTTGCACACGGATTCAAAGTGTGCCATACCTGTAATAATCATTGTTTATTCCTCCTTTAATTTCACTTCTTGATCTCATATTTTAGTTGTTTTGTTAACTTCTTCGCTTGAAATTTTAAAAGCTCTCGTCTCAATGGCCTTGTTGCCCAGCTGCACAAGCAGCAGCGCTACCATGCCCAGCGTGCAGCTCTCATAGTTGCCCCAAGTTCTGGCAAAAAAGGCAAGCCATAAAGTAACCAATACCCAAACGGCAAAGCCTATAACGGCACAGATTCTGCCAACGCTATAAGCATTATCATTCTTCTTTAACATGTTAATTAATTTACGCATTATCTCACTTCCTTAAATAGAAAAGCCGTGCTATTTTTAGCACGGCTTTCATTATTTAGTTTCTACATTCCTTACAGTCTTTACATCTGTGTTCCAGCTCTTTCAGTCTTTCGTTTTGCTCGTCATTCTCGTTAAACAAGGTCTTTACTTGTTCTTCAACACGTGCGTGGCGTTGTTCCAATACTTGGATAGCCTGCCTGTTCAACTTCATCTCTACCTTTAAATCGTCAATGCTCAGTTTCAGCTCGCCAATAGCGGTCTTCAGCGGCTCAACGATACAGTAGGTAACAATCAAAGCTAAAAGGCTGATGACTGTACTATACCAGTTAAGGTCTAATTCCATTTGTGCACCTCAAGTTATTTATAAATATTTCCCCTGCATTTTATACTACTCGAAATATTTGCCATACCTTGCAGTGGCTTGTTTTGCAATTTGGTTCATCTTCTCCTTGCGCTTATCAATCAATTCACGCTTGCGCTCCGGTGTTAAGTTGCTGTGTGTGATTTTGTCAATGTCCTTGCGGATTTTACTAATCATGCTGCCTGCGCTGCGGATGCCTTTTACCGCTGCTTCCGGCTTGCCTTTAACTCCATAGCCTGCGTGTTGTCTGTTCGCTTTATCTAGTATACCATAAAACTCATTCATCGGTCTACTCAGATTTGCATCCGTCACATTGAAATCACGCACAAACAACATCTCATTGAAATGTTTCGCAGGAAGATTGTTTGCTTTCGCGAACGGTTCTCCTGCTGCCCCCCATAACAACGCACCCATTGTACCGGTATAGCCGCGCACAAGGTTATCAATCTTCATAGGCGATACTTTCAGCGTACTGCCTATACCCTTGCTCAGTTCACTAGTGTAGTCGTTGTACTGCAATTCGTCCGGCAGACGTTGATACTTGCTGCCTACAAGCTGACGGCCTTTGAAATAAGAGTAGTTGGCTTGCCACTCAAGAATAGGCAGGAACAGCGTAGGTACTATACCAGGAATTATATTGCTGATGAGCGCTTTCAAAAAGTTGCTTACTGCATCCTTATCTTTGTCTGCTGCTTGTTGGAACAGTGCTTCAATGCCGCTGCCGAACAACACGCCTGCTTCCTGCGGTTTAGGGATGCGGATATTCCTGCCTACGCACCAATAGTTGTTCTTGATATCGGGGTCAAGGTCTTTGTACCAGTCATCATCCCAGTTCATAGCCATTATAAGCAGGCTAGGCAGCATGATGTATTTAAACACCTTCAGCGATGTACCTACAAAATCTTCACGGAACAGTCTTACCATTTTATCGCCGCCTTGCAAGCAGGCATTGAAGAACGGAACATAGCGATTGATTTGCTCGCCAACTACGCCGCTACGGGAGAAGTCAAGCGTAACTTCCCTTGCAGCACGTGCCGCTTCTTCCATGCTCAGGCCTTTTTCTTTTGCCTTCATGAATTCGCCCATACGTGTGGACGATTCCACGAAGTCGCTCGCTGCTTCCATGTGCGTAAATAACCATTTGGCCATTTGCCACATTCCTACCGGGTTTTCTCCTGCCATTGCATCAATAGACTTAATTCTTGCGTTCTGCGAACCATAGAAGTTAAACTCTGTTACGCCTGCCGCTTCAAACTCTGCCCTCATTGCCGGGTCATTCCACAGTGCTAAAGCGCCACGTATGCTATCTACAAACGGGACAAAACCGTTCTTACTGGAAATGCTGGCAAAAATAGTATCTCGCAGGAAGTTACGTACAATAAATGACGGTGACATTGTTGCGCCTGTACGGAGCATATGCGCTGCCATACGAGCCACGTTGATGCACAGTCCTGCGGCAGGAAGATTATAGCCTACGATTGGGGAGTAAAGCTCCTGCGTGGTCTGGTATGCTTTTTTCTTGCCATTGACTAATACAGTGAAGATACAGTTTTTCGGGTCGGCAACAGCGTTTACTACTTTGCCTTTAACTTCCGGCACTTTCTTAATTAAATCATGCAACTGCGCTGTCTTAGCTGCGTTTACTGCCATTAAGCCTACTTTGTTACGTTCCGCACGGTTCAGCATTACAGAATAGGATTTCAAAACAGATTCCAACGGGTTCAGTACGCCGCGCTCGCTGCCCTCAATATTAATCTTCTTCAGCGGAACAGATACGTTACCAATACCACGTCCGCCCTCAGTCAAGCCGTTAATAAACGTGTCTGCTGCGGCAGTATCAGAGAAGTCACGGAGCAACGGGCAGTATTTTTTGTACTTAGTGCGAAGTTGCTGCGCCAAATCATGGCTGAATACTTGAGCGTCTTCCATAACGCTAATCATATTATCGTTGACTTTGTAGAACATATCGGCTGCTTTGCGGAATTGCTCGGGAGCATTTCTTGTGAACGCTCTTAACTCTGCTTCTGTTAAGCCTTTAGGGAATTTATAGACTTTGCCATCAGCTTTTGCAAGGTCATTCATTTCAAGCAGGCGTTCTGCACCCAGATATGCACCAAACGCATTTACCCAACTATCAAAGCCGTTTGTAGCAAGATACTTCGGCTGTGCCTTGTCCATGGTCTTTTTGTCAATTTGCGCTAAAGCCATAGCAAGAGTGATATTATACTTCATCTTGACGTTCTTTAGATGTTGATTAGCCGCCTTAATGCTCAGTGCATTACCCTCACAAATAGCTTTCAACATACCTGCGGTAGTAGAAGGCAGGTTCTGCACTTGATCGTACACACTTAACCCGGTCTTAGTGAGCTGGTCAAAGCTCTTTAAAATATGGTTTTTGTCGATAAGGTCAGTATACCAATTCTTTTTCTGCTCTTTGATGAAGTCTTTTGCCGTTTCGATTGTGCCTTTACGCTCGGTATTGGTAAATGCGTTAGCGATTTTGTGCTGGGCAGGAGCGACAGAATACTTGACTTCTTGGCTGTTTGATGATACAGTATCACTTACAGAAGCAGTATTACCACTACCGGTTTCGGACGTATACTGAGGGCTGATTTCATCAGCATGACGTTTAGTGGTTGCTGCTTCTTTTTTATTCCACATAGTCTTAATTGCAAGCTGTTTTTTATCATTGCTTACAACTTCTACAACAGTATACTCGCCGTTGCTATTGGCTTTCATGAATCTAATGGATTCTCTGCCCTTGTCGGTAGTACCTTTTTCGATTCTGTCGGGAGATTTGATAACATCAATAGCTTTTTCGATGTCTTCTTGCGTAAGCTCAATTTGCCATTTATCCTTTTCATTCCCTACACCATGTCTGTTTTTGATGTGCCTTACATCTTCGCTGAACCATACATGAGTAAAGTTTTGAACATCCATGCCAGTAGCTTTTTTTATAGCTTCAGCTTCTGCATTACTTACTTTACCTAGCACCATTCGTAAATGTTTAGCTGGGTTCTTTAATGCTGCATTAATAAATTTCTTAATGTCCGCAGAAGTAATATTAAATTTAGGAGCTTCACTTGCGCTATAAGTTTGCTGCTTCCACGCTTCGCCGCTCTCCAGTTTGCGGAAAATATTACCTTTGTTGTCGGCTTCGACGAACATCGTATACAACTTGTTGAGGAAGTCTTTTGCTTTCTGGAACAGTTTGCCAAACATCGAACCTTGTCCGCTCTGGCGCTTAATTGCCCATTCCTTATAAGCATCGGCAATTTCCTCGTCTACGCTGCGTCCGCTCTCTTTAGCTTTCTTTGCGAAAGCTTTATATAGAGCGGCTTTTTCTTTATCCGTCAAACACAAGTCCATAGCTGCGTGAAGCGTTTCGTGGAACGCAGTGCCAACACGACTGTTGCGAGATACGCGGATAACGCCGTCGATGTTCTTGCCGTCTAGCTGTTCCCATCTACTCCAATAGCCTTCTGCTTCGCTGGCAGCGCGGTTATGAGCCTCGCCTGCTTTCTCCGCCTGACGTTCGTTAAGTAAAATCTGATCTTCGATAACGATACCTAAACGCTTACCGTTAGACATTGTAGCAATGTAGCTTCCGTCTGCCCGATGCTCAAGCTCTGCGCCCGGCAGGGCTTTTTTAATTTCAGCTTCTACTTCTTCACGGCTGCGAGTCGACGCTTCTTCGGATACGGAGTATTGAGTATCGCCAGTCTGCTCGCTGCTCTTATTCAGCGCTTCTTCAATTTCCACTGAACGTTTCTTTAAAGATTCGTACTCATCCGCATATTTGAACGGCTCGTTAATCTTCGCTTCCAACTGCTTCATTTCCTCTTTGCCGCTGACAATGATTCTATTTGCAGTTTCCAAAGCCTTATCGGGCGCGTGCATAATAGCGTGCTCAATACTACCTAAAGTCGGCTCGCAGAAATAGGTATCTTCGCCCACGATTTCAGCACGAACAGTGTTTTCAGACGCTGTATATGCAGTTTTTCCGTCATTGCTCATGAACAGTTTACCGGCAGGAATAGCACGGAAGCGAATATCAAAGCCGCCAGCTTTAGCTACAACGCCGCCCAGCTCATTAGTATAATGGCTGGCAATGCGTTCTAGTTCTGCTTTTGCATCGGTACGCTTAGTGTAGACGGTTTTGCTTCGGCCCATAACCATAGAGAAGTTATCGCCGCTAATATCTTTGCGACTTGCAATATCGGCCTTTGCTTTTTCAGCATTGCTCTCAGCAACTTTGATGTTATTCGGTATAGCTGCCAGAACGCGCTTATTCTTCTCTTGGTCACGACGATAATTTTCAGCAAGTGCTTCCATTTGCGTAAGTTTGGCGTTAACCATTACACGCTCTGCCATAAGCGGGTTGCCACTAGCAAGTGCTTCGACTTCGGCAAAACTCAGAACTGTTGCGTCTGCATCTTCAAGACTGCGCTGTACAAGGTTGCCGCTCATAGCCTGGCCAATCATGGTAGCTTTATTTTTCAGCTTCTCCCACATATTAGCATCAAAGCTGCCTTTAGTTACATAGTTGAAAATCTCGACTTCCTCGTTTTCGTTGCCCTGTCGAAGAATACGTCCTTCGCGCTGCTCAATGTCGCGCGGTCGCCACGGCGCGTCGACGTGATGCTCTGCAACTAACTTGTTTTGAATATTAGTACCTGCACCCATTTTCTCGGTAGAACCTATGAGCACACGCACCTGTCCTTGACGGCAACGCTCAAAAAGCTGCTCTTTCTGTACCTTGGTTTTTGCGTCATGAATAAAAGCGATTTGATTAGCAGGAATGCCCTTTTTGATTAAGCCTTTTTTGATTTCCGTATAGACAGTAATGTTACTTTTGTCTTCTGCTTCTTCTTTTTCTTCCACGTCGTCGCTTTCATTGACTTTGTCTTTTTCACCTTTCGGTGTCGATAAATCGCAGAAGACAAGTTGTACGCCGTTGACATCATCGGTTTCTTTGTACTTATCCGCAATGTGCTCGACTACCGCCTTTATTTTGCCGCCAGCTACAGAAGCAGGTACAGCCGGGTCGACCAGTCGCATATCAAGTGATGCCTTGCGTAAGTCACCGGTAAGCTTAAGCATATTATCTTCTTGCGGGTCAACTGCTCTGTTATGAATTTTTGCAGCTCTTTCTTTTGCGGTTTCCTTAATGTAAGTTTCCAACGCACTGTTCATTGGAATTTCCACTACGGTCGGCTTGCCGTTTTTCAGTTTAGGAATTTTAAGGTCTAAGTCCTCAATCTTCTTTACATCAGCAACTTTGCGGAACATTTTTGTTAGTTCCGGCATATTGTTAAACTTCGTGAATTTTTCAACAGTTCTATATCCGCTGCCATCGGGGGATAACTCTGCCGTGGTTTCCTTGGTAGCAAACGTAGCTGCCCAGTTATCAAAGAATCCTAAATTTTTTTCTTTTAAACCTTGGTTATCCAGATAGCGCAACATAGTAAACATTTCCGCCATTGTGTTGGAAATAGGAGTGCCAGTCGCAAAAACTACACCGCGGCCGTTGTTAGCGTTGATGAGATACTGCGTCTTCATGAACATATCCATAGCACGCTGACTTTCTGAACGCGACATACCGGCAATACGCTGCATTTTAGTTGCAAAGTAAAGATTTTTAAATTGGTCTGCCTCATCAACAAAAATTTGGTCAATACCTAGTTGCTCAAATGGAATTACAACATCCTTTGCCTCTTCGTTAGTATTTTCCTTAAGCTTAGCTTCTAGATTCTTTTTCGTTGTTTCTAGTTTTTTAACAATAGCGTTACCGCTTTTGCCTTCGGTGGCGTTAATATCTAAAATAGCCTGCTCTACTTCTGCAATTTGCTGCTCATAGAAGCGATTGTATGCTTCCGGCGACATAGGTATGCGCTTAAAAATATTGTGGCTAATAATAATGCCGTCCCAGTCTTCCGTGGCAATTTTACCCAACACGCTCTGACGCTTAGCATTCTTCTCTGCCTTGCGCTCTGCTAATTTAGCCTTGCTCATTTTAGATGCGCCAACAACGTTTACATCGGGTAAGGTGTCGCTACTAATCGTTAAAAGTTTCGCGTTTGGATAAATGCGACGGAACTCATTCTCGAACTGCTGCAACATATGGTTGGGAATAACAAACATTGACTTATTCGCAAGTCCTAAACGCTTCAGTTCCATAGCCGCTGTCTGCATACTCCATGTTTTACCTGCGCCTACACAATGCGCCATAAGGCAAGTACCGTCTTGCAGAATACGCCACACAACGTCTTTTTGGTGCTGCTTTAATTGCGGTTCTGCTGTGCTATAACCGGGGAACGTTAATGCGCTGCCGTCATAGCTACGTAGTACCCAGTTATTGAAGTTGCGATTGTAGTAAGCCAATAAACGGTTGGTACGTTCCTTATCAGTCCAAATCCACTTCTTAAATTCTTCTTGAATCTCACGCAGTTTTGCTTGTGCTGCAATAGTTTCTTCCTTGTCTGTATAAGTTTTACCGTCCGCGTCCTTATGCGTAACTGTTGGCGTACTTTGATTAAGTGCTGCTTCCAGCAGGTCTTTTACATTCTTGTACTTCGTGCCCCATGTTTGCGTTGCATCAACGCTAGTTTTTAAAGACTTAGCTTTTCCCCAGTCTACTTTCCATGTACCAGCAGCAGGAATATAGTTGACATCCATAATGTAGAAATTATTTCCCAGCAGATGTGCTGCGAAACGTTGAATATCACTTGCAGGAATCCACGGTGCGCCTAGACTTACAGAAATATCTTCCGGTTCAAGGTCTTTAGGTTGAACTTTTTTCAAAGCTTCAACATTCTTTTTGAATCGTTCATCAGTTTTTGCGGCGGTTTCAGCAATTTCTAGTTTCTCGCGAACGTTGCCGGATAGATATGCTTCTGCAAGTTCAATTCCGTCGGTGGCAGGGTTTTCGTATACACGTTCTCCCAGCTCTTTTAAAATGCTGTCCTCATCCTTGCCGTCCATAAGCTTCGACATATAACCAAGGTCAACGCCACCCGTTTGGCTCATTGATAAAGCCAGCGCGTCATTTACATTATCTGCGTGCGTAACTTCTCTAACGGGATTTACGGTGCGCTTCGTGAAGATTGCACGCTTGCTTACCGTTGCTTCATTAGTCAGCGGGTCAACCTTATAATCTTCGATAGCTTCCAGAATGCCATAGTCCGGATCAAGTGATAACGCTCTGATATTCTTTTTATCGTTTATCGGGCCATATTGCTCAACAAACTTATCATAGACTTTGTTAAGCTCTGCTCTCGTCTTAGCTAACTGCTCGTCAGTGGTATCAGGATTAATTTGTTCCGACAAAAGTCTTTTGGCAACATCACGCAGGGAAACATATTCTTTAGCTTTCTTTTGTGCTGTTTTCGGCAGCTCTGTCATTTCGGCCTGCTGCACGCGATATACTTTCCCGTCCTTCTCGACAAACGCTCCCTCACGGCTGTTGTTCGGCGCAAGGAATTTTTGTGCGGATTCAACGGAATTTGTATTGCGGTTACTGGTTCTTGCTTCGTAAATATCCGCAGGAAGTTTCTTAATAGCTTTCTGCATAGCCTTATCAATATTTACGCCCTTGCCGTCAACTACAAGGCTGCCATAGCGTCCGCCGGATTTCAGCTCACCGAGTACCATTTCGGGATGCTTCTTGAAATATTCATTGATAGCTAAATCATTGTTGTAATTATCCTTTACACCGCTAGGTACTGTTTTCAGCCAATCTTGCGTAAACTTGCTAGGCGCTGCTCCGTCTTTGCGCTTTTGCAAAATGATAACATCAGAAGTAACTTCCGTGTTAGCGTTTGCCTTAAACGTAGTATCGGGCAGGCGAATAGCTCCCACAAGGTCGGCTTTTCCTTTCAGCAGTGCGCGTAATTTTGCGCTATCGCCACGGCCTTGCATAGTATCAGTGCTGGTAACAAAGCATACCAAGCCGCCAGGGCGAACCTTGTCCATAGCCTTAGCAAAGAAGTAATTGTGAATATTTAAGTTGTATTTATTATACTTAGCGTCGTCAAGTCTAAAGCTGCCAAAAGGCACATTAGAAATTGCAAGGTCAAAATAGTTATCGGGGAATTTCGCTTTCTCAAAGCCTGTAATTTCAACGTTAGCTTTTTGATAAAGCTGCTTAGCAATTCTACCGGTCAGCGGGTCAAGCTCTACACCGTTTAACGAACTTTTGCTTCTCATGCTTTCTGGCATAACGCCGAAGAAGTTGCCTGTGCCCATAGACGGCTCTAAAATCTTGCCGCCCTTAAAGCCCAGTCTTTCAAGTGCGCCGTAAATATTTTTGATAACACTCACGGGCGTATAGAAAGCAGTAGTAGTAGAAGCGCGCGCTGCTTTATACTCTTCATCCGTCAACAGCTCTTTAAGCTCCTTCGCTTCTTTCGTCCACGCGCTATCTATAGCTTCGCCGTTGTAATTAATATTAAACACCGGTGACAGTCCGCCCCAGCCAACATAGTTGGCAAGGATTTCCTGTTCAGCCGGTGTCGCTTGTCTGCCTTCTGCTTCAAGCTGCTTTAACAGCTTAATAGCTTCGACGTTATTCTTATATTTAGTTTTTACACCACCGTCACCAAGGCTGTCCTTAGTTACGGTGTAGTTATGGCCCGGAGTTTCGCTAGGTTTAGCATCGGCCTTTTGTGCAGGAGTTAATGGTACAGTTCCTCGTCCAGTAGCTCCTGTGCTATTCTCTCCTTGTCCCGAATATGCTGATACGCTTCCAGCTCCGTTGCTCCCTCGGGTACTGGGTCGTTTTTCAGCAGGCTCATTTTCAGGTTGTTGAACCTGTCGTTCGTATTGTTCATCTGATTGTCCAGATACTCGTCCAGTTTCCCCGCCGCTTTCAGCTCCTTGTACTGGCTCGGGTTGCTGATTTTCAGATACGCTGCCAGACCTTGCTTCGTTGTTTCCATTTTCCTTACCTCCTTCGGTATTATCCTGCTTAGATTCTACCACATCTGCAACATTATCGGAAGTAGGATATTTCTTTACTCCCTCAAAGGCAGCATCAACATAGCCAAGGTATTCGTCGCCGTAATCATCAGCAAATTCGCGTTTAATGGCAGATAAGCTCTTGCCATTGTCCACGCCTTCTCCGACGTATTCCATTACCGCAGTCATAACATCATCGTTAAATTTTTGGTTATCCGGGTACTTTTTAAGAGAATCCCATACCGCAGGCAGGAACGGACGTACCTTTTCACCCATAACATCAACCATGTTATCCGCCCATGCAGCAAACTTATTCACGCCTTTTTGCAAGTAGATGCCGCCAATCTTAAATAAAGACTTCATCAACGCAGGGTTAAACATCGGGTTAGCAGATAATTTGCTCATTTCCTTTTTAGCTTTTTCAATCTCTGCGTCCAGATCATCCTCGTTGAATACGTTCATAAACTTAGACTTCGGAACAACATCGTTCTTCTGCGGCTCGCTCTTTTTCTTGCGCCCGATTAAAGCGTCAAGGGATTTTCTTGCGCGCTCACCGTCAAAACGTGTAGCAGGCTCTTTAGTTTCCTGCTTTTCAACAGTCTGTTTCTTTGTTGTTTTGCTCTGCTCCGCTTTAGGCATTTTTTGGATAATGTCTGTAACCTGCTTAGGTGCGCCAGCTAAAGCATTAGTATTAAAGAGTGCATCCGGGTTCTTGCTGAAAGTATCTGCGCTAGCCTTTGCTTTAGGTTCTGCTTTTTGTTCGCTTCTGCCTGTAACACGTTTAATAACTTCATCAGCAGTTTTTACTGACGCTATGCTGATTGGGATATGATGAATGTCGAATTCTCTAACATTATAATTGTACCCGAGTTTCAGCATTTCTGGATCGGATTCTTTAGAAATAATATGATAAATCCTATTGTTGTTGTCATAATACACAATAGCTCCGTCGTGTAATCCTTCTACGCCTTTTAATTCCTCATTAGCTTTGTCAACGCTCAGAATATTATCAATGCCAAGTTTTGTAGCAAAGGTATCCCACAATTCATCGTATTCAAGCTCATAATCACGCTCTTGCGGTTTTGCTTCCTCTGTATAGCCTAACTGCTCTGCAACGTCCATTGCCTTTTCGGTCTTGCGTGCCTGCCATACTTGCTTATCGCTTTTCCATTTATAGCCTGCTCTGCCCATAATGCCGCCAGTGCCTTTGCCCTGTGCGCCGTTAAACTTAACTTGAATGATGTTAGAGTTATCGCCTACGATTGATACATCAACGGTAGTACCTTTAGGGAGATTGAGCTTTTCGCCTTGCTCAGTTTCAACCTTACTTTGAGCGCCTTGCTCTTTTTCTGCCTGCTCATTTCTTTTTGAGAAAAAGCTCTTCTTTGTTGGCTGTTCAGCAGTTCCTTTTACTTCATCTTGCTTAGATTCGGCAGGCTGTTTCGCCTCAGTCTGGATACTTTCGGCACCTGCAGTTTCCCCAGCGTTGCGTTTTTCTGCTCTACGTTCTTCCTCAGCTTTGTTAATGCGTTCTGCTTGCTCTTTGCCATAGTTAGGATTCTCCTTTAGTCTAAGCTCTAAACTTTCGTAGGTTTGGATATAATCGTTAATCGGGTCAAGCTGTGCGTGGTTTTCTGCGACGATTGCTTCAAGCTCTTTGCCCTGTACTCCAGCATAATAACCTACATCAGCATTTTCACCAAAAGCAACTTCCTCTGCAATGTCATACATAGCCTTCTGTGTAGGCTTTTTCTTATGCTCCTTGAAATACTTAGCATACCACGGAGAGTTATTGCTCTGACGATAAAATCTGCCACGATGCTGATTGTCAAACTCGATAATAGGAATACGTGAAACGCCATTGCCTGCGCCCTCTGCCATAACATCGTATATAGGCTGCAAATACTCCTTGCGCATATCACGGAACATATTAAGCTGTCTTCTGCAAGCTTTTAATGGATGCTTCGGGTCATCTTTCCATACAAAAGCAATAGCATCCTGCATCCGTTCACGTGCGCTTTTTTTCTCTGCCCTGTCATTGATAAAGCTTCTAGCTTCAATACCAGGCTTAGGCATATTGCGGCGTGCGGCTCTATCAGTGCTTAAAAGTTGGGTTTGCGGCAAAGCGGATTCGCCGTAGCGTTCAGCATGATATTCTTTATGCTCTTTATCCCATTTGTGCTGTTCCCTAACCTTCGGCAAGGTAACTTCAAGCATATTTCGCTTGTCTAACGCTGCAGCATTTCTCTCGGTAGGTTCTACGCTCGGCTGTTCTTCCGGTTTGACTTTATCCTGTGCGGCAAGGTTGCGGCGCATAGCTCCGTCATACATACTCTGACGTTGCGGAACAAATTTAAACTTATCGGCAGTTTCGGCTTCATCAAACTTCTTAGCGGCTCTAGCGTTGATGATGTTTGCAATAGCCTGCTGCTGTCTTTGCTTTTCTGCCTGTTCTTTTGCTCTATTAGCGTAAACCTGCTGTGCTACGTCATACTGTCCTGCTGCTTTTGCGTTCAATAAGTTAGCTAAAGCCTGTGCTTGATTTTGTTTTAAATTAGCATCACGCTCTGCATTGTCCCACTGTTGAGCCGCTCTAGCATCAAGAAGTCTAGCGATATTTTGTACTTGCGCTTGCTTCTCTTGGGCTGCTTGCGCTTTTTGAGCGTTATCTACTTCTTTAGCATCCCACTTTTGAATAGCGCGTGCATTAATGACATTTGCAAGAGATTGAAGTTTGTCTTGCTTTCTGTCCTTATACTCCTGCTCTGCATTGTCCCATTGCTGTGCTGCACGATTTCTAAGCACATTCAAGAAAGACTGTTGCTGTGCGTTAGCAATGTTTGCAATAGCCTGTGCGCGTGCCTTGCGCTCTGCCTGTTCTTTCGCTCTTGCTTTATAAATGCGGGCCGCTGCATCCCAACTACTACGTGGAGGGTTTGCAAATAGACTGTTGGGAGCTTTCTGTGCATTGCTGTTATCTAAACTTTGATTAAAAGAAGCGACTTCTTCGCTAGCCGGTGCCGGTTTTGCTTTCTTAACTCTTTCCCCATAAAGCAAACTGTTTCTGTCTTGCGCAGTTCCTTTATCTAAATGACTCACGTCAAAGCCACGAACGGGGTTTAGAGAGTCTGGAATAGTATCGTCGGTATAATTACTCTCGTCAAAGTAATTCTCCTCTGTATCGTCAATTCTCGCGCTGTCAGCTACATTGCCCATTCTAGCAAGTACGCTATCTGCGTATTCGTTAATAGAAGGTTCGTCGCCCTTGCCCTGTTTTCGGTTAAGCGCTTCTTCGCTATAATCTAAAGCGCCTTCACCTGCATACCAAGCAATAGCTGCACCTCTAGCGCCGTACTTATCGTAATACTCGCCAAGCTTATAGCGTGCAACGATTTCTTGATTTTCCGGAGTCATTTCTGCGTCTGCGCCGATGCCAGCTTCCTCTGCCCATGCAGGCCAGTTTTCCGGCATAATCTGATACTTGCCGCTCGCGCCGGTACGGCCGTTCACCGCGCCATAGTCGCCGCCGCTTTCCTGTCCGCCAATCGCGTTAATGAAAGCTTCTTTACCACTCTCATAATTATTCGCATAGTTATCCAATTCGTCGTTATAGCCTTGAATACGTCTGCTTTCAATCGCCGCTGCTACTTGCTTCTCACGCGCTTTCAAACGCTTCTTGTCAGCTTCTCCAAGTTCTTCGCCGTTAAGCTCCATAAGCATAACTCTAGCATCGTCTTTAGAGATTAAGCCGTCAGCATAAGCCTGTTGAATAGAATGTTTTGCTGTCTCTTTGTTTTCCCAGAAGTTTTCTTCAGTCGGAGCTTCTTCAATAGTGCCGCCGTCTTCACTTGCAATTTCTTCGGCTACGTCGCTATTCTTTTTATCGAAACGGCTGCGCAAATGGCCTGCTCCGCCTGTCAGTGCGCCTAAAGCTAATGTCGGTGTAAACACGCCTACGGCCTGCGCCTTATCTTCGTCGTTCCAATCAAAAGGATTGAAGATATTGCCTAAACTGGAAATACGTTGATCACCTAAAGCATAAGCAGAAGAACGATTCTCTGTGCCTTCTTCGTATGCTTCGTTTGCAGCATTGCCTAAAATCTTTGCACCACTTTCCGCTGCGAGTCTGCCTAAGCTCTTGCCTTCTGCGTTCAACAAGCCTTTAGAGATAAGACCCTGCGCCACTTTACCGGATAAGCCTTCAGAAAGCATATAAAAAGGTAATTTGATAGCTGCATCCGTCAAGCCTGCTTTTTTAGCTTCGTCTTCAGTCATACCCTGTTGCAAGCCTTGTGCATAAGTATTACCGCCTTCGGAAATAGCCATAGGGGCAGCGCCTGCCGCACCAATCAGTGCGCCTGTACCTAAAAGGCTTGTACCGCCTGTAGGAACAGCGGCGGCAACGCCTGCACCAAACAAAGCAGGAAGTGCCATAGAACCGGCAAGTTGTCCTAAACCATACGCCAAGCCTTCAGGGTTTGTCAGATAGTCTAAAGACAAAGTGTCTGCTAAATCCCATTCTCTACGCTGTGCGTTATTTTTTGCCATAGCGTCAAATCCTGCCGCCAGACTGCCGTCAGTGCCAAACGCAGCCTGCCCTGCATGAAGCAAGCCTGCGCCCACGCCGCCAAAGCCTGCTTTAGCGCCACGCGAAAGTCCACCAAGCCAACTATCATCCTGCTGTTGTTGTACTGGCTCAAAGCCTTGCATGATTTGATTGTATGTGCTGTTTTGGTTCGCCAATCTGCGATTTTGTTCATCAGTTAATAACGGGTTAGCCATATTGTTGCTCCTTTGTAAATGCGGGACGATTTGTCCCGCTTAAAATTACTTTACGCCTAATCTCTGCAAAAAGGTGGTATGGTCATCATCATCAGTCAGCCAATGTACCCATGTATCATTATCTGGCTTCGGAAATAATATCTCCTGCACATCAGTTTTTTTAGATGTGCCACTAGGCGAACTGCTACTATTCGTTGAGCCGATTCCCAAATCAGAAATAACTTTACGATATAATTCCCCGTCACCCATGTACTGCTTCAACTGCGCCGCTACTTGCTCCTTACTGCTGCCAGTATTCAACGCTTCGTGCGCTGCTGTCATTACATCATTGTAGTTGTTCCAGTCAGGGGCACGATTAGCAAATGCACTTCCGCCTTCATTACCTCCGTCGAATATGCGTTGAGCAATAATTGCTCGCATTTGCTTTCCGTACTCCTGCTCTTTTGGATTTTCGCTAGCAAGTAATGTGTCCGCTATTTTATAGGCTGATTCAGCATCTTTGAAATATTGGCTCCCAATATAAAAGCCTGTATCCCGTCTAGTCCCGCTGCTATTAGTGCCACCATATTTAGCTTTTTCTCCAGCCAGGTATACTCGTCTAGCAAAATTTGTATTTGCATCCGCAACCTTCCACTTATGCTGTTGCTCTGCATTTTCACGCGCAACCTTGACTTGCTTGTCATACCTCTTGTCATAAACTCTCTCGTTATACAACGCTTGCGGGCCTACAATCTGGCTTGCGTAAGTCTTATAAGTATCGGGAGAATACTGTTTAAGTGTTTCAAGTTCTGCCATAGCCTGCATAAAAGAAACTGCGTCCGGATCATGGTGAACGGAATATAAATTGCCGTCCTCACCTTTCTCCACGGTGTCATAGCCATAGAACATCTTCTTTTGGATAGACGGAAGAAGAACCGCTTCAGCTCGCTTTGCAACATCTTTTCTAACTTCGCCTAACTTCTCGTCAATGATGCTATCTCTTACGTCAGCGGCTTTAAGTTTGGCTCTAATATTGTCTTCGGTATAATCGGGGTTCCAATTATACGCCGCCTGTGCTGTTGGGTTTTGAGAAAGATACTGCTGTTGCGCTTTCTCTTGATTAATGGCGTTCTGATTTGCCTGCAAGGCCTTGTTGATTGAATATTCCTTGCCGCCTGCGCCTTTCAATTGGTCAAGCGGAGAGGGAACACTAAGTTTATAAGGGTCTTGCGGCTCTGCCATTTGTGCGCCCATTCCCATAAAATCAATGCCAGGCTGGTTAAGTTGTCCCATCCCTGTCGCCTGTGTTGCGCCCTGTGCTCCTGCCTGCTGTGCTATTTTGTTGGTTATAACCTGCACTGCATCCTCATCGCTTATGCCTGCTCTGCGAGCGTCAGCAATACGCTGAATTGCACGTTGGTTCTGCACATCATCGATAATTCTATCCGCTTTTACTCTCTCTCTTTTTTGAGCATTGTTGTTATACATCTGCCCTAAAGCCGTACCTAATAATGTGCCCCATGCTGTGTAAGGGTCGGTAGTAAAGTTTAGTTCCATTGATTATCACCTACCATTTTTTGCCAACCAATCCACTATTGCCAAGCCAAGCATTAGCAGCGCTGCCAAGCAACGAGCCTAAACCGCCGCTGTTATTCTTCGTAGTGGTTGTACCATACTTGCCTGCGATACTACCAAGAGTACCGGAGTTTGCAGAATCCAATCCCAAGGACAACTGCCACATCTGTTTAGGAATGTTGATAGCTGCATCCTGTGCGCCTGCCGCAGTAGTAATTCCCTGTCCGGCATTAGAAATCTGGTCATTGTACAAGTTGCCCAAGGTCTGAATGTTGTTGTTGAACTGGTTAGCCATAGTGTTGGCTACGTTCTGGCTAATGTCATTCATGCCTTGATTGGTCAAACTGCTGTTGATAACGTTTTTGTTACCCAAATCATTAAGTAGTTTGCCTACACTGTTCTGTACGCCGCTCTGCACGGCTGCCGTCATATTGTTTGTGTATACCTGCGGTAACTGTCCTTGGGCAAGGTTGCCAAGTCCTTGCTGTGCATTGCTGATTTGCTGCTGCGCGTTCTTATTGGCAGCATCAAAATCGTATTGCATATCAGCAAAACTATTCCACAGATTATCCCCAGCGCGGTCGTTCAGTTTAACCATGTTGGGATAAATCTTATCGAGATAGCTCATCTGCTTAACTAAAAGCTGGCGTTCTTCAGGAGACATTTGATAAGTGGTAGTACTGCCGCCCTTACCCTTAAACATTTGCAGGTCGAAATAAAATTTTTTCATTTGTCAACCTCGCTGACAACGTAATAAGCATTACATTGTTTATCTTCGTCCCACCATGCAGGCCAACAATAAAAGGGCTTCCCTAAATGGTTAAGCCCCTCAATCTTGTAACCGTTGTGCCGTTCCGGTTGGACAATTTTTGATTGTATTTTAAACTTCAATAATCGTAAATAAGGCAAGATGTGTCTTGTACAGATAGTAACCATGCGCGGTATATTATGTTCCCTGCAAACGCGCACCCCAATATCGTACCAGTACTTGCCGTCCCCGCAACATTCATATACGTACATCACTGAATGGTCTGCCGCTACCCAATACTGCGCGAATCCTTTTTCTTCATCGAACAGTGTAGTGTAGAACGGCGGGCAGTAATGCTTGTCCCCTGTCTTATCTTCGTATATTTTTACCCATTCTTCATAGGTCAATGTTCCCACCTCCCGCCGCACGATTTGAAATTCGCATTTTATTGATTTAGCAATAAAGCTTCTGTGCTGTTACATTAAAGACGTTGTATTGCTAATGTGTTGCTAATATAATAACCGTTAATACCTGCAATCCCTTGCCACGTCTACGCTTGAGCTTGTTGCCAATGTGTTGCTATAAATTCTCAGCCAGCAAAAAGCTCACAAACGCAGTCATATCAAGGCTTTCAGCCGTTTTATACACCTAAGGTAATAGTTTCAACTTCGGCAACGCTTGTCGCCTGCTCAACCTTTGCTTTTGCCACGCGATACGCCACGTGTAGGGCGTTTGATCGCTGAGCGACGGCAGCAATAACCATACGCAAATCGTTGGCTGTTACCTTAACATCGGCGTTATCTGCCGTAGTCCAATCAATAGATGCATCAGCTCCCTGTACGTCTAATGCAATGATGGCAGCGTTGATACGCTCCCTCGCCTTGTCATCGTAGTCATAACTGTTACCATTGTAGGTAATAGTTTCTACCTCTCTTGCATCCCTTTCAGCCTTAAGTCTTTGCACCTTATCCGCTTTAACCTCATCAAGCGTGCGTTCTGGAGCTTTCAGCGTTGCCCCTTCAGGTAATGGCCCCAGTTCTTTCATCTCCCTTGCAGGTGCGCCGTATTTGTCCTCTGGCAGCCAATATGCTTTTTTGCGATTATCCTCTACCATATTCCAAGATTCACCATTCCAGACAGCCATACAGCCGTCTTTAGGCGTAGGTTTATCCCATGTTGCGTTGGCTGGCAGCAGGTAGATGTCTTTACCTGCTCTCGCTGATTCTAATGGGTCAAGCTGTGCGTTGACCTCAGATTTATATTCTTTTGTTTTTTCGTCAAATAAATATGCTTGTTGCATGATTTAATCATCCTTTCTTAAAATGTGCAGCGGGGAAGTATCGCGCTGCCGGACTACCGAATATTACTGGCTACTTACCTACTCAAGTGTTCGCTAATAAGAATGATATACCGGGTGAGCTTGAAGAAGATTTAGACTATTGGAACGGAGCCTTGAATGCACATGTGTGGAATAAAATAAGTTATCACCCACACAATGGTGAAGGAAATGCTTACGATGGTCAAGCAAGATTTGATGCATCAAAATCTAACAACATATATGGCGCATCATCCACCGTTCAGCCACCTGCCTGCACCATTAAAATGCTTATCAAATACTAATACTTTATGCAAAGTTTACAGCTGAGAGCAGCTGGCTGGATAGTGTTTGAAGAACCATACACAGAGTTGAATTTGTTGGCATTAAAGCTAATTCTGTCTTCGTTTTGAAGGAGGTTTGCACCTTGCGTTGTGATGACTGCATCGCCAACGCTATCGCTGAAGCTAAAAGCCCCCTTAAAGCCATGCACCATTGTTCCGTCATTCCATCTGCGGATGTCAAAACTACCTGTAATATTCGGTACACCCGCGCTAAGGTATTTCCCTGCTGCAGATGCTTAGTATTTAATTAAAAAATTGATTGTCAATGCGGCAGGCTGAACTGTGATAGATTTACCGTAGACTTCGGATGATCGAGATGCATCTATGTTTATACCATGACAATAGTTAGACGATTCTGTGTTGCCAACTGTACTTGTGCTGCTACCTGCATTGGAGAAATATAATGCACCTGTTTGAGCTGTTGCTGCGTCGACGCTTGCGTATGGTAAGTTATCATCCCAGCACCCTTTAATATTCGGTAGTCCGGCAGCGCGATACTTCCCCGCTGCGGAACTACCCTCGAGGAAACGGTCAATCAAATTCGGCAATGTAAACGTCGTACTCCCATCGCCCTCGCCGTATGTAGTACCAATTACATCAAACAGTTCTTTGTAGGTTGTGCGGCTTACCTGTGAGCCGTCACAGAGCAAATAGCCGTCGGGTAAAGTGTTGCCTGCAAAGGCGATAATACTGCCTGTGGGGTTAAAGAACGTTGTGTCAATGCCTAAGTTAGCTCTAGCGCTACTAGCATTACTAGCTCCAGTACCGCCATTAGCAATAGGAAGAACCTTCGTGTATCTATGAATCAACTTCCAACCTACAGTTCCGTCTATAATTACTTCTCCAGCAGTCTTGCTTGCAATATTTAAATCTGTTTCCGCTGTTGTACCCGTTTGCGTGCATAAGAGTAAAAGCTTGCTGTTTGTGCTGCTTGCCACTACGTCGCCTGCTTCATATGCCGTAGCTGGCCTGCGACCAACGCCCTCGATTTGCTCTGCAATATTTTCATTGAGCAATTTATGATAATTGCCGTCAGCACCCAAAATGTAATAAGGGGCTTTAACATCTGTACCGATTGCCATAAAAATCACCTCATACCTTTATCCATATCATAGCTCCAGAAACGGGCATATCTGGGGATGCCGTAATGCCGTTGCCAGAAGCAGAATTACAATTTGTTTTAATCCACAACATTGAATCATCTGTTGGCTCAGTTAAACCTATATGTACATCACTGACTTTTGTAGGCGTGCTATCGTAATACGGAAGATTATTCCAAGATGTAACACCGTCGCCTATCTTGATTTTATGTTTACCAGCTTCGTACCGTTCTATGCCAACTTCATTTTTGAGCAGCACCGGATTAGCCGCAGACCACTCACTGCTAGTGCCGCCGCGTAATGTAAGATGCTCAACTCTTAATGTTTTGCTCATCGTCAAGGAGTTCCGCAGTTAAGGATGAATGTGTCGCCAGTGGTCACAACACTTGCTCCGTCCGACAAATCCTTAACGCTCTTTTGGGCGAAAGCTGTATCAAAACGAGCCTGCGTATAGTACAAGTTAGTTGTACCTTCGGCAACATTAGTAGTAGTGAGCACAACTGCACCAGTCTTGCCGTTGACGCTTTGCACAACGTCTGTCGGATGCGGAATTTTTACCCAGTTATTTAGAGCGCTTGCAGGAGCGGCGGACAAGATGTACGTATCACTGCCTACGATAGCCATATCGCCTTTCTGCGCGTTTAGTTTTATCATTTCCGCAGTAGACGTTACGGTAAATACATCGACAACTGCGAGGGCTGGTAGAATGCCCTCTGGGAGCTTTCCGTTGGAGTCAAGCACTACTACGTTGCCCGCGGAAGTACCGACGTTCTTGCTGGCTGCTGTGCCTGCGTCAGACACTTTAGAAAGAGTAATGCTAGGAATATCACTCGCGGCTAGGTTTGCGCCAACAGTAACGCGCCCCTGTGCGTCAGTGGTTACTTTACAGTAAGTTCCGGCAGTACCAGTCGCAGGAAGAGTGTAAACAGTAACCTCGCTGCCGTTTACTTTGATGTTGCCATTGGTAGTAGATGCCTCTACTAACGTGCCCGCCCATTGCAGCTCGCTCCATTTTTTTACGCCGTCGCCAATTTTGAAACGCGCAGGAGAAAAGCTTGTGTCTACACCCAGCTCTCGCACGCTCAGCACTGGGTCAGCGGAAGCCCACTCGCTGCTACTACCGCCACGTAAAATTAATTTGTTAACATTTAATGTTTGCGCCAATTTTAAACACCTCCGGCGTTTATCTCTGTAATTTCTTTATAATCTCTGCCAACACACGTATAAGTCAGCGTTGATTCGTTGAAAATATAAACAGCGCTCTCATTATCAACCACATAAACAGCGTTGCCGCTGCCTATTGCTGGCAGCTCGTCCCGCGAAGATATATGGATAACGGGGCGCTTAACATCAAGCCCGGTAGCGACGAGTCCTGTAAGATTATTGTTTACGTGTATTGTGCCGCCAAGCTCTGTTTTTTGCTCTTGAACGCAAGCCGTTAGGTATGTCGTGTTCATTTTGTGATTCCCTCCTCAATAATAAAATCTGTCGGAGGGATTATGGTCGCAACCGTACCGTCAGCCTTCGTTAGAACAACGCCATATTTGTATGTGCCCAAATCAAGATTTGCTGTGTCGTCCTTGCTGATAGAACACATCTGGTCTGCGTTGAAAGTTTTAGTAATTAAAGCAGCCTGCTCTTCTAAAGCTCCGCTGCTAGGCTTCTTTACATAAAATTTCACAACATCATTACCGGTAGGAATGTAGGCGTTGCCGCTTATGTCTGTAATATCAACCACCAGAACGCAATCATCGCCACGCGTCAATGTAATTACATTTTGAAAAGCGTTAATCATGGTGTTGCACCTCTATTCGCTTACAGTTTTTACTGGAACCCACACGGGTGGTCTTGTAGCATCTGTATCTGTTGGCTCTGTTTCAGATATGGCAAGCAGGCTGATATTTGCCGTGGCAATGCCGCTATACGCACCCAACAGAATGTCTGTGTTAATTACAAAACTGATTTCCTTTGCACCTACGCCTGTAGCCTTAGTTTCATTTACAAATCCTCCCAAAGACGGGCGGTACACTAAAATCTCGCCGTCTTGAATGTTTGTGCTTAACACTGGTTTGTCGCCAATCTTGCCAGCGCTGCCAGTCGTGTCGACGTTGATTGTTCCCGTTACCGGGTCAATGACTGCCACTTTTTGATTCGTAAAACGCTGCGTGTTGCTGTTGTATACCAATGCTTCGCCGTCAGCCAGTGCATTTTTAACAGCAATTAAAACATTTGCGATTTGAGCAGCATTGCCAGAAATGTTCACAGCCAAAGTGTTCTTTTCGCCGTCAGCTTCTGCGGCAGTAAAGCCGAGGTCTATTTTGTCGATGAAGCCAATTTCTTTAAGGCCTAGATTCTCCTTATTCACTTCACCGATATACGTCCATGCTGAGTTGTCTGTGTTGCGAATATAAAGCTTTCCTTGGTCGGAGATTTTGATTTGGTGAGCTTGTGGCTCTTCAATTCCCTCTTTATTTTCGCGCAATTCATTAAGTAGGCGATAAAGTTCTGCTATTTCCGTAACATAACACTCACCGAACTCATGAATCGTTCCTCCGCGAGGAGAAAAGTCAAACGGTTTTTTCTCTTTTAGTTTTGCCATTTTATACCTCCACGACATCCAATTTAATCTTATTTAAAATAAACTTACATCCATTTCCATATAATTTAATGCGAATTGATTTATCGCGATAACGAATGCGCTTGTCGCTGATTACATAAGAATCATAATCAAGCACATACTGTTCATTGTCGTAAACATATTCTATGTTTCCATATACTAAATTGTCTTGATTGGAATAAACTACTCTGCGTAGTTCCGTGTTGAACACATAATCATTGTTGAAATAGACAAAATTAGTGTTGCCATACACCAGTGAATCCAATCCAGCAATATATTGAACAGGAATTGGAACTTTAATGCTCCTGCCTATATGTAGTGCCGCAGTAGTCCCGCTGTCAGCAAATCCGGTGCAGGCAAGAACAATGCGTTTCAGAAGATAGTTATAATGGCTGATATGCGTTTTCATCTGTAAGTCATACTCTAAAGGCTTACCCTCATCCGTATAGCTAAATTCGTCTAGTACGTCCACGCCGTCCTCTTTAATGACATAGACATCTTCATCAATCGCCAGCACATCAGTTACTGCTGCATTAAATAGACGCTTAAAGAAACCTTGAACGTTAAGGTCATAAAGCAAAACGTTCTCCGTGCCGTCCAGAATCCATAACTGGTTGAGTGGCGCAACATAACGAACACTAACACTCTCGCCAAGCTTTCCCAGCTCCCTACGGACGTTCTGCGCAATGTCAGCAGGTTTCATGCTGCCGTATTCATCCGTTGTAGTAATGGCTTGAAGCCTGCGTGTACCTAAAATAAATGTGTTATTGAGCACATTGCAGTAAGCATTTCTGCTCTTGCACTCTACATTTCTAGCAACTTCATGAATCTGCCAATCGGGAAATTCTCCTGCTAGGCGGAATAGCATCCCATTATCTTTGATAATAAGAATGTCGCTTGACATATTTACCATGCCTATAATCTTCCCACCTGCTTTATAACCAGCTTCAACAAATACTGATGCAGATGGGTCATTGCTATTTTCTGTCCAATTTTCTTCGTCGCCAATGCCGCTATAACGAATCATTTCATCTTCAAATACTAATACGCGCCCACTACGCACATAGCAGCCGTTACAACTTTTAGGAGATGTGGATATGGTTTTCATTTGATAGCCTGCTATGTATTGCAACATCCCACCGCTGGCTGTAATCAGTCCGTCTTCCCAGACAGTCGTTATTGGCTTTAAGCATCCGCTCAGCCTACCGATCTGTACAACTTTACCAAAATTGCTCGATAGTTTTGAGCTAAATACAGTTCCGTTATCAGCAAACAATATAATGTGTTTGTTTAACGCATCATAAGCTGCCGAGGTAATCTTGTAATCACTATGCGCAGGAATTCTATATTTTCTCTTCGTCCCATCAACGGTCTTTAACAGCCCAGTTATAGTCTGCACCTCAAAGTTTATGCACGTTGCTAACTGATTTTCGGCTATCTGCTCTTCCGTAGTCGCCGTATTTAATCCTCCCGTGAAGTCGTAGAACTCCACCTGCTGCTGACTTGGGTGTTTAGTTGATAGTCTCATCTCATCACATCCTAGTAACTATCTATAACATGAGCAATTGGAGCATATTCAGCCAACTTATTGCTAACATTTGCCTGTATCTGCGCTATTAACTGTGTCTCTACAGTTTGATCAAATTCATCAATCATGGACAGGCGCATTGCTGCATACTCTACAACGTTGTCACTGTAATCCTCTGGGAATGGCAAATCATCATCTTCAGAAAGTTCTTCTGCCGCTGGGATAGCAACTACAATGTATTTATACGTTTTATCCGGAACTGGATAAACTTCAATAGCTTTTATCCCCGCAGGAACAAACAAATTCGGCTCAGCTCTTCGCTCTGTATCATCAATATAATGCAACGAAGTTAAATGCAGCCGTTTACCATTGCAGCGCACGTCAACATAATTTAGCGGAACGAACTCTAGTTCAATAACGTTTTCACCTTCCGTCAGTTCCCCAGTAATCTTCTGTGAAAGCATAGTAGGCTGATTAGTGATAAAGATATTGCGGATAAAGCGTACAGCCTCATTGATAACGTCAAGAATTTGATAATCATTCCAGCGATTTGTATCTTCGTCAGTGATTTTCATTCGCACCAATTTTACAACTTGTTTTACTTTCATAAAATCCCGCCCCTAAAACAAAAGTAAAGGGCAGGGAATGTATCCCCGCCCTTATGCGATTAGTCGTTTGCAGAAGAAGTAATGATTTGTACAACGCCAAAGTCTTTTTCGTTGAATTTAGACTTGCCAAAGCCCATAATACCGCCAACAGCAAAGCCAACCTTGTTTTCGTAGTCGAAAGATTTCTCTTTCCAGAACGGCTCTTTACCGATTGCCTGCACGCCAGCTTGGCAGCCTAACAGTAAAGCATGGCCAACCATAGCTTTAGAAGCGCCGGTCTGAGTACGCTGCAAATTCTCGTACTCATGCAGTACAACGCCGTCCCATACGCCCAGCATACCGCTGAACAACGGGTTTTCAATGCCACGCTCAGCGCAGTTATACTGAGCTTGCAGCCATTTTTCATCCTTTTTCAAGTCGCGCGCTTGGTACGGGTCAACCAGCAGAATGTAGTATTCTTTGCCATTAACCTTCGGGCGGCGAATCTTAGGAGACATAGTTTTAGCTTTACGTGCCGCTGCGGAAATAAGGTCGGTAGTCAGCAGGTCAGTTGCAGTGATAGTTGCTTCCGCAGTGTTAGAACCTGCATACATAGCGTGGCTGGTGGTCGGGGAAGCAGTCAACACTTTCACAATCTGGCTTTCGATGTACTCAGTCAGCCAGGTCTTCAAGCCGTCTTTCGCTGCGGTGCGCAGGTCAAGAATAGTTTTCTGCTCTTCCATTGCGCCCTCAAGACGTACAGCGTGACGGAATTGATTAATGGTTACACTGTAATCGTAGAATTGCAGTGCTTCTTCATTACCTTCCAACATAGCGTCGCCCATAATCGGGTCACCTGTCAATCTCATCATCAACGGAATAGTGATTTGGTCGCCCTTCTCTTTAGACAGTTGAGTAACCTTTTGAATGATAGAATCGGTAGAAGTACCGGTAAATTTAGCGAAGAAGTTGTCGCGTTGCGCTTCTTTCCACAGTTGCGCTGCCCATACTTTTTTAACAAGGTTTGCCGGAACTTTAGTGTCGGCAAACATCTGCAAATAAAACTCGAATTTCATTTATTAGTCCTTTCCGCGGACTTTATTCCTCGTAATCACCGGGAGCGATTTGCTGGCCCATAATGCGCTTTAATACATTTGGTGGGATTTCGTCCATTCTGCCGCTATTGATGTAGTCGGTAATGGTTGGTATATCCCATGCAATATCGCCTTTAGTGCTGCCACCCACTTCGGGAGCAGTAGGAAGTTTTGCCGCTTCTTGAATTTTTTTGTTTGTTTTGCTCGGTTTCGCCGTTGTTGCAGACCAGTTACCGAGTACGCTGTCCATAAAGTCTTTGACAAAGAAGTAATCGCCTGATGTACCTCTACCAGAATTAAGACGGTCGATAGCTCCCTGTGCTGCTGCCATAAAGCGGTTGCCGCGCTGCTGTGCGGCTTTGCAGACTTTCTCCCATTTCGCTGCATACTCCGGGTCGGAATTGAATCTCTTAACCTCGCTTGTGTAGTCCGCATTGGTCGTTTGAATATCGTCGATATAAGCCTGCTGCTTTTGCTGGTAGGCAACGACCTCTTTTCTAAAGTCGTTCATGTGTTGTACAGTGAGCGCGTCATAAGAGGCCTTGACGTCTGGGTCGTCGCTGTATTCAATATTCTCAACATCTTCTTCGGTCAAATTGAGCTGCTTTGCGGCGCGACGGCGTGCTTCGTTCGTCATAAGTTTAATCTGCTCAGCGGTAAAATCGCCAACATTCTGTGGAACGGCAGGTGCAGGGGATGCCTGCTGCTCTTGCTGCTGTGGCTGATTTTTATACTTAGCTAATTCAGCTTCTAACTCACGTTGATGCGCTTCTGCGGCCTTCATGCGCTCATTTACGCTTTTGAATCGGTTATACGGAACATTGGACCCCTCGGGAACTTCCTCTTCTTCCTCAGTCTGTTGTTCGGTCAGCTCTACATCTTTGTTGTCGCTGTGATGGTCAGCGTGAGCTTCCTCTTGCTGTTCTTCTTGCTCCGCAGGTTCTTCCTGCGGCAGCTCGTCTTTGAATTGCTCCAAAACGTCAGCATCAATACCGGGGATATCGTCATTAAACATCTGGAAGTTAAAGTTAAACATATGTGATTACTCCTTTACGTTTTACGCCCGTCGGCTAAATGCGCCCATATCGTCGGCGGCACGAATATAAGAACAGCGACTGTGACTACAAAGCTTGTAATGCTTTGTAAATCTCAATCGCTGTTTCAATCTGTTTAATTTTTAAATCACCTGCGCCCTCGCCGCTAGCTTCAAGCAGTGTTAATGCTTTATTAATCATAGCTTGGTCAAGCTTCTTCATGGCCTTGTCTGTAGCTTGGGAACGTTCTAACATCATAAATGTATGACGTTCGTAAGGGGATGCAGGCATATCAGCGCTTTCATTCAATGCATCCAAAAGCTCCTGCTCTTCTTCGGTTTTCTTTCTTGCTGCTACCATTGTCTATACCTCCTATAATACCGGCTTATTCGCTTCAACCAATCCATTCATAGCGGCCTGCGTCAAAGGTGACTGCGCCGCCGGTGTAGGCTGTTGCGGCATTTGTTGCATCTGCGGTAATTGTTGTTGTGGCATAACGCCTTGCTGTCCCATGTTAGGCATACCGCCCATACCAATGCTCTGCGCCATTTGCTGAATACTCCATTGCAGAAACGCGTCTGCGTATTGCTGCGGTAGAATACCTGCCTGCGCTGCAAGTTGCAGTTGCAAAGGTAATTGCAGGTCTTTGTAAGCAATAGAACGCGACAAACGCTTCTGCTTCTCCAGCTCCATTTGAGCCTGCATCTGCTGTTGCTGCGCCTGCGCCTGTTCTTCCTGCTGGCTTTTCAGTCGGCGTTTGATTTCTGCTTTCTGCGGGATGTCAGACAAGTCAATCAGAATATCCATGATCATGTTGCCTTGAATACCCAACTTGCCGCAAGCGTCTACTAAGCTCCAGAACTGAGCCGTGCGCTGCGTCGATGTAGCCGGTGTATCAGCGATGACTATATCAAATTCGCCCACGGATAAGTCATTGAGCGTCTTGGTAATCGTCTGAATCATGCCTGTTTGTGGGTTGACCTGCTGCTGCTGAACCTGTTGATTAACAGTAACAACCTGCGGCTCGCCGTTCTCGCCTACAATTCTAAACGTTTTCTGCTCCGTATAAAACTGCGGGATAATACCAGGCGCACCACGTTTTCCCCATAGCATATCTACAATCAGCTCTTTAGCCATACGCAGGTTATCGAATAGGCCTGCTATATGAGTAATAGCCTGCTTCTGCTTCAATTCAATAGCACGGCCAGACTGCGAATTGCTGATGTCTGTCCCCATCAACGCTTCGTTGATACCACTGATGCTAGGCATTTCGTTCATTGCTTCCTGCGACGCATTAATGATGTTAGACGGCGGCGCTTGCGGTTCAAGCCTTTGCAGTTTCTGCATAGACAACGCACCGGGATTGACTTTAAGCAGCGCTCCCGGAGTAGAAGCGTTCCGCTTAAATGATGCTTCCTGCTGCGGTGACATTGCGCCCTCTTCGGATATCCAACCACCATTAGACTGCGTATTAAGGATATGCAGCTCTTGACTGCGGCGCTTGTTTATCTCGCGTTGAGGGTCTTTTAGGTCGCGTACGACGCCAGAAGGAATATCGTCCTCACCTTGATAATAACAGATGAATGGAACAAACGGGATGCACCCATGCTTGTACGGAGACTGAATATCCTCTAAGACAACATTGTCAAAGAAGGCCAACATCCTAATCTCTGTAGTAGTCACTGTCTGCTGGCGAAGAATCATGCCTAAAGCTATCATATCTTCGGTGACTTGCTCCACCAATTCGCCACTTTTTAGGATAAACAGTTGCTTCTGAACGGCTTTCTTGTACCAACATTCAGCGAATCGAATCTTCTTCGTTTCGTGGGAGTACCATAATTCGTTATACTTTTTATCGTTTTCAGTTTCTTCCGTCATATATGCGGCAGTCTGAGCGTTGATTTCATCTGCCTGCTGCGGATATTTGGCGGCTAGCTCATCTTTATCTACCCACCGGGCACGGATAACATACTTCATGTCGCGCATATGCTTGTCCCGGCTCTCCGGGTCGGCGTAAATGTCAAAAGGCGACACGCGTCGAATAAACGCGTCGCCGTCCTGCGCCAGCCAATCGAATTTATATCCTACCTCAAACCAACCAATACCGGTAACAACGCCGTCATTAAACACGTCGCTTTCTTCATAGTTGTAGTGACTTCTGTCCATGATGTACTTCGTCACGCCTTTTCTAAGCTGTGCCTGCTCATCATCATCATTCGTTCGTGGCAGGAAGTCTATATCATAGCGGTTAAGGCGTTGATAACCACTTAAAACATTGATTAGCGGCTTTATGCGGTTAATAGTAATCGCAGGACGCTTAGCATCTTCAAGTGTTTTCTTATCGTCGTCCGCCCATTGTTTACCGGAGTAGAACTCTCTATCTTCTCTCGCCACGTTACGCCACTTCTGCTGCGCTTCTACGGCTTCTTTGAACCACCGCTTATACCTTAACAGCTTACTGTTCTCAGCGACAAAGGTTGTGGAGTTGTCTTCTGACTTGGCGTATTGAAAATCATCTAACATATCTCTCACCCCTCAAAGTCGCGCGGGAACTGCTGTTTAATGGCGTTAAGACCTGCGAAACACGATAAGCAAAGCGCTCTCGCCGTCGGCAGGTTCTTCACTTTAACTCTGATTCGTCCAGGCTCATACTCTGTCAGCTCGTAATCATCGCAAAAATGTACAATGCCATACACGCATGACTGCGCCACAGCGCTCACCATGCCGCAGACTGCGTGGAACTCCGTGCTGTGCTCCTCATCGTGTCCGGTTACCTTTAACTCTATATCGTTTGGAGTCATGTTAAGCTCATATCTAATCATCCTTATACTCCCATAAAGCTTCTTCTGCTGTTGCTCTCGTTACTATAATCAAACTTCCAGCCGTCCCGCTTACCCTGTTTCTTAGGCGCTGTCGGCTTCCACGGCCTGCTCATGCAGCCATAGCCTATTGCGTCGATTGCATGGTCTTCGCCGTTCGTATCGTATTTCTCCGGCTGATTCTTATCGTGGGTTATCTCCGGCAGCGTTCGGATGAGATGAAAGCAGGTGTTAAATATCTTTATGCCGGGATGTCGCTTGCCTTCTTTATCTTCCCAGCCTTGCAGACGCAGGCGGATTTCTTCGCCAACTTGCTCTCTGCCTTTAACAGAAGGGCCGAACAACGTGCATCCATTGTTCATCAGCACTCTGTTTATTTCTTCCGCTATGCTCGGCGCTCCTGTGTCCTGTTTGCCCCAACAGGCATTATCTAACACAGCGTATCTAATCAAGCGCTTGTCGGCGCTCTCAGAATCGGCTATGCGTTGACCAACGAGCGTGCACGGCTCTTTAGTACCCACGTTAGCCTTACCGCCGTAGCCATAAAGCTCCCTGTAAACGTAGATAACGCCGTCATAGTCGACCGCTATCCAATAACACGCATAGGGATGATAGCTGCCCCAGTCCATGCAGCGGAAGCGCATCCAGCCGTCGGGGATTTTAAAAGGCTTGATGACGTGCAGGCTCTCGCTCCAATTATTAAAGTATTGACCGCCTAGCAGGCCCCATTCGCCCAAAGCGTACACTCTATAACCTTCTGGATCTCTTTCTCTGCGTCGCTCCATACGCATTTTATACTGAGCATCGACAAACAAGTTGTCTTTGAATGTCGATGTATGCGCCAGAACGTTAACGTCTGGCGTGTCGAAAAACTTTCCTTTAAGCCAATGTGTCGACGATACCGGGTTGAACGTGGCTATCATCTGATAGTAAAGGTTGGGGTTATCCAGCTTGCCGCGCAGACGGTCGTCAAGAATATCAAAATCTTCTTCCGTCAGCTCCGTAGCTTCCTCCGCCCATATCCACGTCAGTTTACCTTTATCGCTCGTGATTGACTTGACCTTCTCGCGCTGTCTATCATCCTTCATGCCGCGGAAGATAACGCTGTTACCCGTATCAAGGCACGTCAGCCTTAACGGGGACTCTCTCACGCTCCAATGGCGCTCCCATGCATCCCCGAAGATACGGAAGATAGCCGTCTTAAGCTCTGCGAACGTACTGTCCCTGTTGCTCTCGTCAATTTTCCGAACGCACAGCAGGTTGGCTCCCTTAAATTCCTGGCTGCTCAGCTTTAAAATGAGCTGTTGAGCTATGTTGACGCTCTTCCCGCTGCCTGCCGAGCCTTTTAAAACAACGTAGCGTTGGCGGCTCTCATTGACTCTGCGGAAGATAGGGTTAAAGTATATCTTCCTTCTACTCTCCATCGTCTGCCTCCGGTGCTCCATAGATAGGCTCTATGATAAGCGTTTGACTGCCGCCGCTCTGTTCCGCAGGTTTCGCCACGTCTAAAATTCGCTGAAGCTCTTTCGCTGCGGCTAATCTGTCCTTTAACTGAGCATCAAGGCCAAATTGATCTTTGATTTCTCCACGCATTGTAGCTGAGAGAAAGCGGAGAACCTCATCTCCGTCTGCTACAAGCTTTCGTTCTGCTTCTGCGCGTTCTCTAGGCTCTGCGGCTGTCTTAATCCGCTCTTCAATATATGCTTTAATTTTAAGGTTTTTTAAGAGTTGATTCGCCTGTACTCCCGCTGTCTTCTTACTGTAACCTGCTATTTCTGCGGCTTCCTTGGCGTTACTCCTGCCAAGCTTAATGACGTAGTCGGCGAATTTCTTCTGTCGCTCGTTTAACTCAGCAGGTGTCGCTCTTGACTCGTCTGCCATTCCTGGTCACCTGCTTCCATTTAGCCGCCAGCGCTAACACAATCTCAACCTCGCTAAACGTGGTCAGCTCCACCACCTTAACTCGTTCATGCTGCGTAGATTTCGGCTTAGGATTATTCGCATTGTATTCTTCGGTCGGCACGCTCTTAGATAACGTCAGCGATTGCACCTTCTTGTGCAATTTGTCGGACCACACCTGCCGACGATCTAACATATAAATCTCGCCTTGACTTTCTAAAGCCTGCATCAATTTGTTAATCTTAAGTCCAAATCTGCCCATAATGACACGTCCTTTGCTGTTGGTGTCCTGCCAACGTAGGAGGGTTGGCGTCGGCAGGATGTTAGCCCGCTGTCCATGCGGTCACCAAATAAAAAACGCCGCCTGTTACAGCGACGTTGATTAGCTTGTCGGCAGTGATAGGCTGCCGACTGAGTATGAGGAGAAAAGAAGAAGAAGAATTTGTTGTGAACAAAGCAAAAAGACACCGAGTTTTTCGCCCGATGCCTTTTTTATAATTCTTCACTTTTAATTATACTACGTATAATTTCGGCTGTCAATTCTAGAATTGACAGCCGCTCCAAATATGTTTTTATAAGCTGCGCTTCCCTTTGTCGCTCATCGGCGTGTTATCTGCTTCACGCTCATAGTAATTAGATCCGGTGGAAAACTCCCAGTCCTCGCTTTCGTCGTCGCGGGTGTATTCCGCTTCCTCTACGTAGTATTCTACATAGAGTGTATCATGGCCGCTCTTGCTTTCGATATAGGGACGGCAGCCGTCGCCGTTCAAAACGGCTTTAAGCTCTTCCAGGCTTTCGCTGCGCTGCAGCTCCACGGGGTCGCAATCGTCCTGCGCTTCCAGGCTGATTAATGGGGCGTAGGCTTTATAGTCCTTGCCGTGGTTGCGACGCGGCAGCCAAATAGAGTTTCTTTTCAAGATGTAAAGTGTTTTAGTTTCCATGATTCATCCTCCTAAAAAACCGGCGTCAACGTTCTAAACAAAAATTGCTTACACGGGTTCCACACACTTCCGCTTTATATATGTGGCCGGGGTTGCCGGTGAAGAACCAGCAAACAAAGAACACTTTCGGCCCGTAGATTGCAACGTTGCACTGATTCGCCAGATCAATAATAAGATTATGACTATTACGATAAACGCCGTCAAGCTGATAGAATTTCTTTCGCTTCACTTTAAAGCCTCCTTAATTTTCGTCAGTGTAGCTAAGCGCTACATCAGCAGAGAACTCTTCGTAATCGTTCTCCGGAGCATCCTCGGTCTCACCCTTTCTTAATCACTATTTTCTCGCCGTCAAACGTCAGCTCCAGCTCTCTATCTTCCTCGCTGACCCCTAACTCCTTCATCCACGTAGCAGGCAGCGTGGTTCTATACGTCTTGCCGCCCGCCCCGGAGTTGCCGCCTGCCTTGTTGATAAGACAGCGGAGGATTCTTGTTTCACTCATTGATAGCACTCCTCACTGCCGTTGTCATATTCGCAGCAGGTCAGCACGCCGCACTCTTGCAGGCTGACTGTTTTCGGATTCTGCCCCGGCTCAACGAATTTCACGAGACGATATTCCGGGTGCTTTCTAATGATGTTCTTACACATCACCGCTAAATCGTTCGCGGCAACGTGGCTAATGCCTACGCTCTGCATAACCTCTTTGATTCTAACCTCGTTGCTGTCGATAACAGCCTGTTCTAAAGCGTTCTTCAATTCTTCATTCTTCATGGTTCTTCCTCCTTTATCGGGGTTTCTCCCCTGTCATTGACTATAGTATACTGTATTGGTGTCCAATAGTCAAGCGTTTTTTCAAAAAGATAGCGGAGATTTCTCCCCGCTATCTTCACCGCTTCGGTGGTATCAGCTTTAGCCCTGCCGCTAGGCCTTCGGCGTATGTAAATATATCACTCAACATCACATAGTAGGTTGCCTGGCTGATGCCCATTATCTCTACAATGTCATTTCTGAGCAGGCTCTCGCTGTATTTGAGCTTAATCAGTTCGCCCTGCGGCTTCCCTGTGTAATGCTCTTTAGTCCAATGAGCGGCTTTAAGCCATTGTAACGGCCGCTTAATGGTCATAACATTACGCATATCATTGACATATGCCCCATACTCCACTTCTACACACGGCACGTCAGATACATTATGGATAGCTTTCTGAGCCGTAGGATCGCTGACTCGGCAATGCCCACCGCCGCCTGTGACTACTCCGCCGTTGTCTAAACGCTTCTCAGCAATCGCACGACGAATATCTTCTTCGTGTTGCCAGCAGAATTCAATCATTCTCTTAACATTAATCATTTTCTATACCTCTTCAAAAATCATGTCCGGATGCTTGTATAAAAGCATCTTCCGTTTGATGCGATATACGTCGGTCTTGTCACCCTTCACATCAACAACAACGGTGCGGCCGTCCTTGTACTTGACAACAAAGTCAGCGATGTATTTAATGGCTCTCTCCGTCTTTCCGGAGTGCTTAAACTTCGGTTGGAGTTCAAACGTCACCTGCCGTTCAAAATCTATGACTTCTCCCGCCATTCTTAACATCTTCAGCTCGCAGTAATAGTCGCCTTCCCGCTGGCTGTCAAAGGTTATACCGTCGATAACCACTTCCCGATTATGATACTTTCCCCACGCCATTAGAACGGTATCTCCTCATTAAACGGAACCTGTTGCCCGAAACTCTCCATGCCCTGCGGTTCTCCCTGGGTGCCGTGCTGTTCTCTGCGCTCGATAAACTCAAAACGTCCGCACACAACCTCTGCTGCCGTGCGTTTGTTGCCATTCTTGTCGGTGTATGGTCTAATCTGCAAACGGCCTTCCACCAACACACGCTGTCCCTTGTGTACGCTATTACCTAAGGTTTCGGCACTCTTTCCCCAGATCACGCAGTCGATAAAGTCTGCCTCGCGCTTGCCGTCTGTCCCGGTGTAAGGTCTATCAACCGCCAGCGAAAAACTCGCTACAACCTTGCCGGTCGAAGTATATCTAACTTCTGCGTCCTTGGTCATTCTGCCTAACAAAACAATGCTATTCATGTTAATCCTCCTTCGGTTCAGATGTTGCTGTCGCCTTGAGCGAGGCGGCAAGCTGCTCCTCCGTACTATCACGTTGATAACGGCACAAAGCGGCAACGCTATCTCTATGTGCTTGCATCATTTCTTCTTTTGTTCTTGAAATTTCCACCATATACAAGCCAATCAGACTGTATACGGCAATGTCTTTCAGACTTTCGGTGATTTTATCACCGTGAATATCATGGGTATAAACAAAAGCGATATGCTTTGCCATATACGCTTTCAGCTCCTCAAACATTCCCTCTGCATCGTCGCCGCGTCCATTCAGAAGCGCGCCGCGGCGGAAATTGGCAAGCTCATCTGCGCCGGAAGAATACTGCTCATGTTTCTTTTGGAACAATTCCCCCAATTCGCCAAGCTGGCTATACATAAATTTGCTTAAACCTTTACTCATATTTTGGTACCTCCTTCACATAATCCACATAATAGACCGCCTTAAAATCTTCCGGTGCTTCCGCCTCTGCTTTAACCTGCGCTGCATCAGCGTTATCAGCCTCAACGCAGGTTTGCAGATCCATATCGGGGAAGGCGATACTCTTCCAGGTTACAAGATACTTCATTTTCTCGCTTCCCTTTCCTGTTTAATCGCTTCCAGCATCGGCCGCTGAAATTCGCAGTCAACATCAAAATTCACTTTGCCGTCTTTACCTCTGTGCATCTCCATTATCTCGAAATTCCACTCAAGGTCACGTTCCATTTGCGCCAACATCCAGTCTGGGAAACGGTGAAGATTTGTCACCAGTTCGCCTTGGATGGACGACAAGCTCTGTGTAGGAATTCTGTGCACGGCATATCGAAACGCATAAAGCATCACGATTAGTTTCTCGTCATTCATTGTTCGCCTCCGCCTTAGCTCTCAGCCGTTCGAGCACCGCACTCGTCATCGCGAAAACTTCGCTAGAAGCCATCGTAACGCCGCACTGACTATACACGTTTTCAACAACCTGCCACATCACTGTAATGATAAATTTTTTAATTGTCGGATACTGGCCGTTTATTCTGCTGCTGCAATGTTTGTCGCCTTTATCGTAAGCAAGCATAAATGGAGCGCCGCTTTCTTCCAGCAGTTTTTCTGCCGTCTCTACTTTCTTATAATCAATCAT